GATGTAAAAGTCGAAATTGAAGTCATCGCAGAGATTGGATAAGCGAGTTGAAGTTTGGTTCTTCCAAACTTCTTTTGATATAAGGAGACTATGATGACAATGAAACAACTTCACCTGGTGATTGTAACAGGGATGAGTGGTGCAGGGAAAACTGTAGCCATTCAATCCTTTGAAGATTTAGGATATTTTACGATTGATAATATGCCACCAGCTCTATTGCCAAAGTTTTTGCAGTTGGTAGAGACCAAGGATGATGACCATAAGTTAGCCCTAGTGGTGGATATGCGAAGCCGCTCTTTCTTCTCAGAGATTCAGGCTGTCTTGGATGAATTGGAAAATCAAGATGATTTGGACTTCAAGATTCTCTTTTTGGATGCTGCTGATAAGGAATTGGTGGCACGTTATAAGGAAACTAGAAGAAGTCACCCTCTTGCAGCAGATGGTCGTATCTTGGATGGTATCAAGCTGGAACGCGAACTCTTAGCCCCATTAAAAAATATGAGTCAAAACGTGGTTGACACAACAGAGTTAACTCCTCGTGAACTTCGCAAGACTATTGCAGAGCAATTTTCGGACCAAGAACAAACTCAGTCTTTCCGTATCGAGGTCATGTCTTTTGGGTTTAAATATGGCATTCCGATAGATGCCGATTTGGTATTTGATGTTCGTTTCTTGCCAAACCCTTACTATCTGCCAGAACTTCGTAATCAAACAGGTGAGGACAAGGCGGTTTATGACTATGTCATGAACCATGAGGAATCTGAAGATTTTTACCGTCATTTGTTAGCCTTGGTTGAACCAATCCTACCAGGCTATAAAAAAGAAGGCAAATCAGTCTTAACTATTGCGATTGGTTGTACTGGTGGCCAACACCGAAGTGTTGCTTTTGCCAAGCGTTTAGCGAATGACCTATCTAAAACTTGGCCTGTAAATGAAAGTCATCGTGATAAAGACCGAAGAAAGGAAACGGTAAACCGTTCATGAGAAAACCCAAAATTACGGTGATCGGTGGAGGAACCGGAATCCCTGTTATTTTAAATAGTCTACGGGAAAAAGACGTCGAAATTGCAGCCATAGTTACCGTTGCGGATGATGGTGGTTCTTCAGGTGAATTGCGTAAGAATATTCAACAGTTGACACCTCCAGGGGATTTGCGTAATGTCCTTGTGGCCATGTCAGATATGCCAAAATTCTATGAAAAGGTCTTTCAATACCGTTTTTCAGAGAATGCAGGCGCTTTTGCTGGACATCCATTAGGAAACATTATCATAGCTGGATTATCTGAAATGCAGGGTTCGACTTATAATGCCATGCAATTGCTGAGTAAATTTTTCCATACCACAGGTAAGATTTTTCCATCAAGTGACCACCCTTTGACACTCCATGCCGTCTTTAAAGATGGAACTGAAGTTGCTGGTGAAAGTCACATTGCAGACCATCCAGGTATGATTGACCATGTCTATGTGACAAACACTCTAGATGATGAAAAACCGCAGGCTAGCCGTCGAGTGGTGAATACTATTCTTGAGAGTGATATGATTGTCTTGGGACCAGGTTCACTCTTTACTTCGATTTTGCCTAATATCGTAATTGAGGAGATTGGTCAGGCTCTTCTGGAAACCAAGGCTGAAATTGCCTATGTCTGCAACATCATGACTCAACGTGGAGAGACAGAACATTTCTCAGATAGTGATCACGTAGCAGTCTTGCATCGTCATTTGGGCCGTCCATTTATCGATACTGTCCTTGTTAACATCGAAAAGGTTCCGAGGGATTATATGGACACCAACCGTTTTGATGAATATCTGGTTCAGGTTGAACATGATTTTGAAGGTTTGCGCCAGCAAGTCCCTCGTGTTATTTCATCCAATTTCTTACGTTTGGAAAATGGTGGAGCCTTCCATGATGGAGATTTAATCGTGGACGAGTTGATGCGAATTATACAGGTGAGAAAATGAGTTTCACAGTAGCAGTAAAAGAAGAAATCCTAGGTCAGCACCATCTGAGTCGTTATGAGTTATCAGCTATTATCAAGATGTCTGGTAGTGTGGGTTTATCTAGCTCTGGTTTAACCTTGTCCGTTATAACAGAAAACGCTAAGTTAGCCCGTCACCTCTATGAATCTTTCCTGCACTTCTATGGTATCAAGTCAGAGATTCGTCATCATCAGAGAAGTAATCTTCGGAAAAATCGTGTTTATACCGTGTTTACTGATGAGCGGGTTCAAGAACTTTTAGCGGATTTGCGTTTGGCTGATTCTTTCTTTGGTCTAGAGACTGGGATTGATCCAGATATTTTAGGAGACGAGGAAGCTGGACGTGCTTACCTTTGTGGAGCCTTTTTGGCAAATGGGAGTATTCGGGATCCTGAGTCAGGCAAGTATCAGTTAGAAATAAGTTCCGTCTATGTGGACCATGCCCAAGGGATTGCTTCGCTCTTGCAGCAGTTCTTGTTAGATGCCAAGGTTATCGAACGAAAAAAGGGGGCAGTGACCTATCTTCAACGAGCTGAAGATATTATGGATTTCCTGATTTTAGTGGGAGCCATGGAGGCGAGAGATACTTTTGAAGGTGTCAAGATTCTTCGAGAAACTCGGAATGATCTCAATCGTGCTAATAATGCGGAGACAGCAAATATCGCTCGTACGGTTTCAGCGAGTATGAAAACCATCAACAATATCAGTAAAATCATGGATACTGTTGGTCTAGATAGCCTGCCAGTAGATTTGCAGGAAGTAGCGCATTTACGTATCCAACATCCGGACTACTCTATCCAGCAATTGGCAGACAGTTTGACAAATCCACTCACAAAAAGTGGTGTTAATCATAGATTGCGAAAGATAAATAAAATTGCAGACGAATTATAATAATATAGAACAACCCCTTGAATTATCAATGTTTTCAAGGGGTTTGTTTTTATTTTAATTTTAAAAGGGGCAGACAAGGGGCAGAATTAAAAAATACTATCTAATTTATCGACCAACTTATCCTCCATGTCTTGGGTCGTGTGAGAGTAGATTTCTAATGTCATCTTAGCGTTCGAGTGCCCAACTCGGTCCATGATCGATTTAATGGGAAGTCCTGATTCTGCTAAAAATGAAATATGGGAGTGTCTGAAAATATGGCTGGTTAGATTTTTATCTATTCCAGCTTCCTTGCCATATTTTTTTAATATCTGTATAAAGCAAGCTATTGTTGTGGGCTGATTCCATCTTTCAAAGCAGAAGATATAATCATCGCTTGACAAAGGCTGGAAACGTTCGCTAAGACGTGCTATTTGTCTTTGAATTGCTTCCATAACAGTCTTAGAAGCTTTGATTGTCCGTATTGAATTTGTAGTCTTTGGTAGCGTCTTGATTTTATTTACAGAATCAAAATTACCAGTAATCTCGATTTTATTATTTTGGAAATCAATATTCTTTAGCTGCAAGGCAGATAACTCTCCATACCTCATACCAGTCAAAGCAAGAACAATCACCATATCTGCATATTTCTGGTGATATTCTCGACTGTTTAGAACTTTCACTAAGGTTTTTATTTCATCCATGGTAAGGAAATTATTACGCTTTTTTTCTAGTTCTTCCAAAGTCTTTGGCTTTTGAGGGATTGTAGTATAATCCACTTCGTTATTCTCGATATAAGAATATTGGACAGCGTACTTAAAGATACCTCTGAGTCGGTGTCTGACTTTTTTAGCAGCAATATGTCCATTGGTTTCAATCACTTTATCGATAGCCTCTTGGAGAAAGCGTCTGTCCAGATTCGCTAATAAAGTGTCAGATGGTATGACTTCCTTCATTTTCTTGTCAATTGACTTGCAATTGTGTTTCGTTGATTCTTTGACTGTTTGTGACCAGGATTTATAGAATAATTTATAAATCTCTTCAAAGGTAATACTCTCTACTTGTTTTTTATTTAGCTTTTGTTTTATCTTTTCTTGCAGAAGTAATGCTGCTTGATTTCGTGCCTGGGGAGTTTTCTTTTCCATCGTGACTGATACTTTTTTTAATTTCTCAGTATATGGATCCTTATACCGTTCAAAAAATTTATATTTGCCGGTTGGTAATTCTTCCATCCACATTTGCTTTTCACCTTATTTCTTGGTAAAATGAGTATAGTAAAGAGGGCTTTTTAATGCCATTCTTTCTATACACAGTACATCCCACATTCTAGCTTGCAGGCGAGTGTGGGATTTTTTATAGTATTGTCGATAAAAAGTTATATAAAATAACCATCATGACTATGAATACGATAATTGAGACACAGCCACAACCAAATAGACAGCCTTCATCTGATCCGAAACCAAAAGTTGCTTTGTTATAAATACTGTTGTATGCTGCACGTTCTGGGTCTTTAACCCAACCAACACCTTTTTGTCCATAGAGGGGTGATGTACCTGATTTAATTTTTCTTGTTACTGCTCCAGTGGTACGTGCTGATACTCTCTTTTTTATATTCGGTGTTCGAGGGCCTATTTTCATAATTTTAATTCCTTTAATTTAATAACGCTTGATATTCTTCCATGACCATTACTTCATCAGTAGTGGTTTTCAAATTATAGTATTCCATGAATTTCAAATAATTAAAATCTTCCGGACTTTCCAAGCCAGCAAGCGCATCGGCTAGTAAGTGATGGATCATATTCCTATTGGCTTCATTTTCGCATCTTATAAGTGCGTTTTGGTATTCTTTCTCAGTGTGATCTATGTGACCCAGTTCATGGAGAATTACTTGTTTTTGTTTCTCAGGTGCTAAGTCCTTGCTTACGAAAACAACTTTGATTTCGTCTATATAGATGCCGTTACGATTCCATAGATTCTTATCAAAGTATTCAATCTTGACACCGTATTTTTGGCAAATGTCTTCAATGCTCATTTTCTATTAAGATATATTTCTATTATGTTTTGAATGGCTTCAATATCGTCTTCATTTAACGGTTTCCCGTCAAAAGTTTTAGCATTTTCAGCCATTTTTCGTAGGTCTGAAGTGGTATATTCTTTCTCAACTACACTTTCACGTTCTCTTGGAACGTCATAACCCATAAGCCATGCTTCAGATACATCAAAAGTCAAAGCTAGTAAAGATAGCTTCTTTTGGTCTGGTGCTTGAACACCATTCACATATTGAGATAAAGCACTTTTTCCAAGTTGTACTCCCAACTTTTCTTGAAATTTCTTTGAATTGTTGATTATATCTACTTGCTTCCAGTTTCTTTCGGCCATTAACTGATTTAATCTATCAGATGTTTCATATTTTCTCATTGCGTTCATCTCCTTATCTCTACTATATTATAACACATAAAACGAAAAATAAAAATAAAAAAGTTCAACAAAAATGAAAAAAGTTGTTGACAAAGTTCACGGAGCATGATATACTTAATACATAAAAAGTTCATGAAACGTGAACATAGAAAGGAGAATATATGAGTAACGATTATTCAAAATTGTTAGGACGAATTACTGAAAAATTCGGAACGCAAGCAGAATTTGCTAACGCTATGGGCATATCTGAACGCAGTATCTCGTTGAAGTTGAATAACAAGGTATCTTGGAAAGATAACGAAATTTCAAAAGCAGTTGAAATTTTAGAAGTTAATCCAAAAGATATTCCAGCATATTTTTTTAAATATAAAGTTCATGAAGCATGAACATAGAAAGAAGGACAGAATGAAAGAAAATATAGAACATCTTCATGAACGCGTAAAGCATTTTCAATCATTGGTTGCTTATATGTCTGAGCATGAGAAAAAGTATTATTTAGAAAAAGATTGGTTCGATACCCCAACTCTAATTTCTATAAAATACGCAAAAAAAGAAGTAGAACTAGCCAAGAAGAAGCTAGAACTACTTTCTGAACAGTCTGTTATTGGATGTATTTTGCAATTACTGCACCGATTATTCCACCTAGGACAAGGTTTATAATCCATAGAATCATTTGTCCATAGGTTGTTTCTTGAAAAGTGGAATAAAGCCCCTTAACTGATACTCCCCTGATTGCCCATACAGACACGTTGGTCTTCAATGTTTTATTGATAGCATGTGTAACAAATGTGGAGAACAGGTTCACTTTACTTGAAGTAGACATGCTGAGTTTAACGTATTCCCCATTGTCGAAAGCTTCAGCTTCATCTTTGCCGGTAAGAAATTGTTTCGGATTGAAATTATTCAAATGTAGTAGTTTTTCAATGTGTGGATTCTCAATGTAATTACCACCGTATAGCAATTTAAATAAATGACCGAGATCTATTTTCTTGTCGTTATCAATAGCAACCGGTGAACCACCAAGAACCTTGAATCGTTGTTCTAGAGCATTGAAACCGAAGACGCTATCTCTCATATTCCAGTGAATCCAAGTTTTATCGGAGTTTTTATCGACAAATGCAAAGAAATCATTTAGCAATTCTTTTTCGATAATTCTGTAATTCTCATCTGTAATAGGGGTGTTCAACATTTCAGAGTATTGATGAATTGAAAAGTTATTCGTTTGAGCGTTATTAAATTGACGAACGGATATCGATGCAATTCTTGGACTTTTACCTTCTAGATTGTAGAAGCTTTCGCACGAATAATGAATAATGAGATATTTTTCTGGTTTATTTTCGATTTCTTTCAATATGTTAGAAGCGTATTTGTAATCTGTGTATCGGGACATCTTTAACCTCAGATAATATTTGTTATTAATCATTATACCACATTAGAAAGGAGCAAATATGAAACCAAACCGATATCCGTATAGCGGAAAAAAAGGCCATACCTTAATAAAGGCAGACCATGAATTAGTTAAAAAAATTTCAAGAAACACTAGTTATCTTGAGAATTTACTAGCTGAACGAGTAAAGAGACCGTAGTTTCTGTACTAAGTTTATGGGCAACAAGAACACTATGGAGAATAGCCTTTCTAATCTCCATGTCGATTGGATACTTTTTAAATACTTCATCTAACATATCTTCGATAACTGGAATAGCATCGTTGATAATGTCTTGAGAAACTTCAAAAGCGTCTTCTTTAGTTAATTTAGGCATATAGTTTTCCTCCTTTCTATTGATTTTTTGACTAAAACAGTGAGAGGTCCTAGTCAAAAGTTATTATATCAAATCAAGGAGGAATCACATCGGTCTCAAGACTGATATAGGAGGTTGAATGGAAGATAAAATCATTGAATTAGCTGATTACTTTATCATCGAAAACGCAACATACAGAGAAGCTAAAATAGCGTGTGAGAAGCTATTGAAACAAGTTAGCCATGAGATAGAACTCAGGGCTATGGAAAGTAAAACTCCTAAACAAAAAAAGCACCTAACAGAAGTCAGGCGCTTACCAAATTTTTCAATTTAATTATATCACGAAAGGAGCGAATATGGAAGCAATTGAAGTTGTGAGAATTAAGGATGTGATCATTGAGAAGGTTTCGGCCAACGATGAAGAATTAGAACACATTTTTGGATGCTCGAAGCGACAAGCTGGAGACATGAGACGAGAGATGAAGAAGTTGCCTAGTCAACAGAAACACCTCAGAAATGACGGCCAACTTGTCACAATTAAAGGGTTTGACGCATACCTGCAATACAGAGGCAGTCAAGACTGGAAAAGAGAAATGGAAAGAAGCAAGAAAATGAGGTCAGTTGGATGAAATTACTAGACAAAATCACAAAATGGTTTTTCGACACGACCAAAATCGAAGTCAATACTGACTGGCGATTGGTCGCATTAGACTTGAACCGTGAATTGATTGAAAAACAAGAAGAAAACCAAATCTTATACCAGCGCATAGCTGATCTAGAAAAGTTATTAGGAGTTTAACATGAAATACTTTATACCAAAAATTGAAATCGAATGTGAAAGTTTTGAAGAAACTAAACATTGGGATAAATATCCAAGACATAAATACGTTTTTAAAAACGGGTATGGTGCAAGTATTATTCATAATCCTTATTCTTACGGGTTAGAGTTAGCCGTATTAAAATATGACAACGAAAATGAAGGTTGGGACCTTTGCTACGATACAGAAATTACAGGTGATGTCGTAGGTTATATCAACGGAGCATAAGAATTAGAAGTGCTATTGAAGAAAATTTCAGAATTAAAGAAAGAGGTATAGAATATGACAGAACCTAACATTTTAAGCCAACTATTCGGTGTATCAATAATTTTTATCGGTATTTTTGCAATCATGCTTTTTACTTGTCGATATGAAGACAAGCAAGAAACAAAAACAACAATCATCATTGAAGAAGCAGAGGATTTCAGAGAAGTCGCTCGAAGAAATCTAAAAAAATGTGACAGAAAGTCAACTTACGACACACAGCCACCTATCGGTCTATCATCAACTATTGACGACTTACCATCAAACTTGAAGATGTGTGTTGAAGATTATGACAGGCTCGCTCAGGACTACCAGGAAGAAGCAAACAACAATGATTCTTTAAAAAGACAAAATGCAAGTCTTTTGGAAGAAAACGGACGCTTACTCTACAAAGAAATGACAATGGATTTTCGTAAAAATCAAAGGAAGTGGGGAGCACGAGCATGACAGTCAGTCGCAACATGAACGAGATGGAAATTCGTGTGCTAAATATGATCATCAACTCTGCAACGTTTGATCTACCAATTCAAGCAAGTGAAATTCGTATTGAAACTGGACTCACAAAGCGAAAACTCGAAGAAGTCATTGAGAGTCTTAGAGTTAACTTCGGTCAACCAATAGTTGCTAAAAAAACTAAACCTAATGGTTACTACTTACCAAAAAGTGAGGAAGAAAGACAAGCAGGTCTTGCTCCTTACCGTAGACAGATTTTAACCGAACAGAAGAACCTTACAGCAGTCATGAACATTGATTTAGAAAAATATTGGGAGAATAGTGCATGAACGAAGAATTAAGAGTATTACCTCATGACTTAGTTGCTGAGCAATCTGTTCTTGGTGCTGTCTTTATCTCTCCTGATTCTATCATCACACTTGCAGATGTATTAACTCCAGATGATTTTTACAAACCTGCTAACAAAATTGTATTCAAAACAATGCTCTCGTTACTTGAAAAAGGAGAGCCAATAGATGCTACAACAATGGTGTCTGCTCTCACAAATCAAGGCGATATTTCAAATATTGGTGGCATTAACTACGTTGTTGAATTAGTCAATTCAACTCCAACATCCAAAAATGTAGAGCATTATGCAAAGCTTGTTAAAGAAAAAGCAAGTCTAAGAAAAGTAATTGCTGAACTATCTGAATCACTTTCTAGTGCATATCAGGGAGATATTTCAATCAATGAAATCATCGAAAAAACTGAAAAATCAATTCTTGATATCAGTAATCAAAATGTTGGAAATGGTTTTCGCAATGTGGCAGATATCATTGATACTCATATGCAGATTGTAGAAAAACGCTCTGAAACAGATGGAGTTGTAACAGGATTATCTACTGGATTTGTCGGTTTAGACAAAATCACAACAGGACTCCATGAAGATAATTTAATCATTCTTGCTGCACGTCCAGCCATGGGTAAAACCGCATTAGCTCTAAATATTGCTAAAAATATAGCAACAAAAGAAAAAAAGCCTGCAATCATCTTTTCGCTTGAAATGGGAGCAGAAGATTTGATTGAACGCATGATTGCATCTGAAGGCAGTGTTCCAGCTTATCACTTAAAGACTGGTAATCTGAATGCAGATGAATGGAGACGAGTCATCCAAGCGCAAAAAAACCTCTATGATGCACCTATCTTTGTAGATGATACTGCTGGTATTCGCATTTCAGAGATACGGTCGAATGCAAGAAAACTTTCTCAAGAAATGGGAGGTCTTGGTGTAATCGTTATCGACTACTTGCAACTCATAACTGGTTCAAAAGGAGAGAATCGTCAACAGGTAGTATCCGAAATTTCAAGAGAATTGAAGATACTAGCAAAGGATTTAAAAGTACCAGTCATTGCTCTATCACAATTAAGCCGTGCAGTTGAGCAGAGACAGGATAAACGACCAATGCTTGCAGATTTGAGAGAGTCTGGCTCGATTGAGCAAGATGCCGATATTGTAGCTTTCTTATATCGTGAAGCCTATTACCAAAAAGAACAAGCAGACAGTCAAGAAGCAAATAACGTAACAGAACTGATCTTAGAAAAAAACCGTCACGGTAGCCTTGGTACAGTTAAATTGTATTTTCACAAAGAATACACAAAATTTTCAAATATAGAGGAGTAGTATATGGCACAACGAAGAATGTTTAGTAGAAAGATTACCGAAACCGACCGCTTTCTTGAAATGCCACTTTCATCACAAGCTCTCTACTTTCACCTAAATATGGGAGCAGATGACGAGGGTTTTATTGACAAAGCCAAGACGATTCAAAGAACCATCGGAGCAAGCGACGATGATATGAAATTACTAATTGCAAAAGGATTTCTTATCCCGTTCGATAGCGGAGTAGTTGTCATCAGACATTGGAGAATCCACAATTATATTAGATCAGATAGATTTCAATCAACATTGCATCAGGATGAAAAAACTCAACTAGAGTACGACCACTCAAAAGCAGCTATATTAAAACCTTTAAAAAATGTCATACCAAATGGATACCATTTGGATACACAGGATAGGGTAAGTAAGGTTAGCTTAGATAAGGTTAGCTTAACTACCTATACTGAAGAAGATGAAGTTATCCCCTACAAAGAAATTATTGAGTACCTCAACACCAAAACTGGAAAGAATTACAGAGACAACGTTCAAAAAAATAAGTCTTTAATTAAAGCCAGATGGTCAGAGGGATATAGACTCGATGATTTTAAACAAGTCATTGATAACACAGTCAAAGATTGGTCAGGCACAAAGTACGCAAAATATTTACGACCTGAAACTCTCTTTGGAACAAAATTTGACAGTTATTTAAATCAAGGAAAAGTGGTTAAAAGAGAAAAGAAAACAGACGAAAGGCTAGGTTTTTAAATGAAACATTTCAGAACTACAACCGTCCTTGATGATATATGTGAAATTCATGGATGTCATCTTTGGTCTACAAAAATACCAATTAAAGGTAAGGTTGAAGAAATCAGTCAATGCCCTGAATGTGAAAAAGAAAAGATTCGACTATTCGAAAAACAGTTGAATATGGAAGCTGAAGTCAAAAGTAAGTTATCAGATACTTACGATGTATTTGCTCGCGATAGCATCGTTTCAAGCAAGCTTGCCAGCAAGTCATTACATGATTATGAAATTCGTGTAGATATCGACGAAAAAGCAATTAATTTTGTAAAGCGTTTGGAAAGAGAATACGCAAAAGGAAGAACAGGGAATGCAATTATTACTGGCCCTTCAGGAGTTGGCAAGAGCCATCTTACTTATGGATTTGCTCGTTTTATCAATGAACAATTCAAGTCCTATGATGAACCAAAAAGCGTGCTCTTTGTGTCAGTTGTGGCCTTGTTTGACAAGATTCGTGAAAGTTTCGAGTTTGACAATGGCTATTCAGAAGCTAAGATGGTTAAGCTGCTATCAGAAGTAGATTTCCTATTTTTAGATGATCTTGGAAAAGAAAGTCGTAAAGCTGATACAAAGCGAAACGAATGGGCACATCAAATTTTATTCAAGATTTTGGATAATCGGACAAATACCATCATCAATACAAACTTATCGAGTGAAGAAATTAAAGAGCTTTACTCAGACGATTTTGGGAGTGGTGCTCTATCTAGTCGAATTTTTGAAGGAGCAACAGGAAAATGTTTTGTATATCCATCCAGTATGAAGGATAGGAGATACTGATGTTGACCTTATATTTTGTCTACAACGGACATTGCAGGCTACTTATTGGAGAGTACAACAATGTTGATGACCTTATTGAAGACATGAAAGACCATCAATGGGCACACTCTGGAATAACTAGACCACATTTCACAAAACACATAAAAAAGGACAGCGTCAGATTTGATTATGGCGCAAAAGATTGCTACTACCTAGCAGTCAAATAGGAGGTATGAATGATTAACAACGTAACACTTGTAGGACGATTAACACGAGATCCAGAGTTGAAATATACACCATCAAATATTGCAATTACAACTTTCAACCTAGCAGTCAACCGTAATTTCAAAGGAGCAAACGGAGAGCGAGAAGCGGACTTCATTAATTGTATGATTTGGAGAAAACAAGCTGAGTTGTTTGCTGAATGGTGCAAAAAAGGAAACCTTGTAGGAATTACAGGGCGCATCCAAACTCGTAGCTATGATAATCAACAAGGACAACGTGTCTATGTGACAGAAGTAGTTGCTGAGACTTTCCAGCCACTAGAAAAACGTGATAATTCTGCAAACCAATCAAACATCGAAGAGCAGATGCTAGCAAGTTTCGTAGCTACAAATCCTTTGGATATTTCAGATGATGACATGCCGTTCTAGGAGGTATTTGGATGAACCTTAAAGTAGGTGATTTTGTGAAAGTTTTAAAAAATGGAGAATTTTTTAAAATCGTACAAATTAAAAATATTTACAATGACTGTATCGAAACCAGTCACGGCTTATATAATCGGACGACGCTTGCAAGTCGTCTTGATAAGAAATGCGTAATCGTGGGTGTCGTAGAATGGACGGACAGATGAACACAATTAAACAACAAATGATTGAATCGCTAGAACATTCAATCGAAGTGGCAGAAGCAAAAATCGAAGAATTAAGCAAGCCTAGTCAGAAATCATCGGTACAGATGAGGTCAGCGGAGCGTGATTTTTGGCGAAAGAAAATTAGAGGCTATCAGAAACAGTTAAAGGAGTTGGAAGATGAATAAAAAGGAATTGATTGAGAAAATTAAAACTTTTGGTGCGACATATTTGGCAACAAAATTTATTTTAGAACAAATCAACCAACTAGACGAACCACAACCGTTAAAACTAAAAGATATCATTTCACGAATGAAACAGTTATTTCCTCTTAGTCGGTCAGAATGGATTGATGAAATTTTACATGAGTTTGGCGAAGAATTCGGTTCAATAAAATATCGCAGTGGTTACGAGCAAGGAAAACTTGAGGGAGCTTGGGTTGGTAATCAATTGAAAGATGCTGATAAGATTCGACAAGAATTGAATAGAGTCAAAGTTCCGCAGTGTGTTCATAAATATATTCAAGAAGCAAAAGAATATAATTGGGACTTGCAAGATTTAATGAATTCTATAGATGATGAAGATAGTGAGGACCTTCAAAGATGGTTTTATCACAAATGTAATCAAGAAACACTTGCTCGTGCATGGCTGGACGGCTACGAGGTCGAGGAAGAGAAGCGGTATACAGTAGTGATGAAACCGACAAAACAACCGCTATATTATAATGCTGGGGATAAGAAACTATTCTTCTCTATGGGTGGCATAGCTACAAACTTTACCCAGAAACAACTTGAAGAAGCCAGCTTCGGATGGGTATTTGATTGTGAGGGGATTGAAGTTGAGGAGGTGGAGTGATGGGAAAATCAAGAGAAATTGGTTTAGAAATCACAGAAATACAAGTAAAGGTATTAACTCAATCTGAGTCCTTGAGTGCCTATGAATTGAATAACATTAAAATAAAAGCAAGAACTTTATATGAAAGTCTTGTATGGTTACATTACGAAGCACAGGAGAGAAAATATTGAAACGATTCTTAATTGGCTATGCCTTACTTACGACTTGCTTGTTATTCATGCAACGTGAAGTGCAGAAACCCTTGCTAGTTTATCATGCTGATAGTAAGTATGCTATTACTGGCAAGGTTACAGAAAAACGAAAAATCGGAAATCTTTTCACTATCACGGTTGACGGGAATGTTTTCGTGGTTAGTGAAGAAAGATATAAAATTATTGATGTAGGAGATGAGGTGATTATTTGACATTCGTAGAACATAATAACCGTGAGAAAGCTAATAAATTTGCTGAGTATGTAACTGGGAAACCGCTACGTGAATACTTAGCTCAAAAAGTGAAGCAGTATTGCGGTGAAAATATATCTGTATTTGATGGAGCTGCAGGCTCTGGGCAGTTGGAACAATTTATCAGTATGACGGATTTTCATGCAGTAGAAATTCAACAGGAAAGTTGCGAAGCTTTAAAAACAAACTTTCCGCATGCAACAGTTGATAATCAAAGTTTCTTTACTTATCAATCTGATATCCAGGTTGATGCAATTGCAATGAATCCACCTTATTCTTTAAAACTTAAAGAGTTACCAGAAGAAGACCAACAGGCTATTAAAGAGCTGTTTCCGTGGAAAAAGTCAGGTGTTGTGGATGATGTGTTTTTGTTAAAATCCATGAATTATACTAAGCGTTACGGATTTTATATCATGTTCCCTGGTATTGCATACCGTCAGTCTGAAAAGAAAATGAGAGAGCTGGTTGGGAATAATTTAGTTGAATTAAATGAGATTCAAAATGGATTTGAAGATACTCCTATCAATGTCATATTTTTAGTAATTGACAAAGAGAAGAATACTCCTGAAATTTCAAAAGAGATTTATGACTGTAAAACTCAAAAAGTTGAATACCAAGAATCTGACAAATTAAATTCAGATTTCAGCTGGGTAATACCTAAAAAACCAGTTGAAAAAGAAGAAATAGACATTGACAAAGTGAATGCTGAATTAGATCAAATGGCTATCGACCACCTTGAAAAACATTTAGCAAGTCAACTAGTCTTGATTCAATTCTTTAATGCAGATATTGATTTAAAATCATTCATCACAAAATGCCACAAAGTTTTAGATGATTATCTGCTAGCTTATAATTTTATGGTCGGTCTTGAATGAAACCAAACGAGATAACAAGGTATGGGTTGTTAGAAGTTTGTGAGCTTATTTCAGGCACTAGAACGAATGAAGCAGACGGACCTTATTTTATCTATGGCGCTGGTATGAATCCAAAAGGTACAACAGACAAGTTTAATTGTGAAAGTGATACAATTCGCTTAACTCGTAAGGGCACAGTTGGAGCTGTTTACTTCCATCGGAATCCGTATTGGATAGATGGAGATAGCTTTAGGGTCGAACCAAAAGAAATGATAGATAAGCGATATCTATTTCATTGGCTACTGATGAACCGTAAAGAAATAGAACGGTGCGCTGATGGTAATAATCAACCAGGCTTGTCGGTTGCTAGATTATCAAAATTAACAATTGATGTACCTGACATGGAATATCAACTAAAAGCGGTCAAGTTATTGGATGAAATGAGTACAGGCTTAGAATTTTTTATAGACAATATCACACAAATTAAAAAGTTAGAGAGCAAGGTTTTGAGTTACTATAACGAGAAAATTGGAATAGCTTTAGAGAGAGGTGAGTTAAATGAGAAACTGGGAGAATGATTTCGCTTACTACCAAGGCGAAACATTCATAACTTTAGGTTCTTTACAAGAAATACATGAGTATACAGGTATTCCTTTAGAAAGATTAAAGGAATATTCAAAAAAATCAAGAATTAAACGTTATCCATTCGGTAGGATGCTGATTGAAATAGATGAGGAGTTATTATGAACACACTAGAAAACGTTAAGAAATGGTTTATTGACCGTGACCTCGAAAACGGTGGACGATTAGACAAACAATCACTTAAACTCAGTGAAGAGTTCGGTGAGCTATGCGCTGGGTATCTCAAGAAGAATGAACAGCTTATGAAGGATAGCATCGGAGACTGTGCAGTCGTGATTGTCGGTCTTGGACTACTAATCGGTGAAGATGTAAACAAGATTTTTGAAGAGTCTGATGGTTTACGGAAGAAAGAAATTACGGAAACATTAATCTCAATCAATGCAAATATTAGTGAATTTCAACTCTCACAAGGATTTGCAAGTAAGGAGATGTGCAGACATAATCTAATACGTTGCATTGGATATCTGAAAAATCTTGGATATGATTTTGATGAATGTTTTGAGTTAGCCTATCAAGAAATCAAAGACCGTAAAGGTCGTTGGATTGATGGTTCATTCGTGAAAGAGGAGGATTTGCCAGATGAAGTTCGTTCTGTTTAGAATCGAGAAATCTTATCCAGTACATGATGAGAGAGAGTTAAAAAAGTTAGTAGACATTGACAAAATATTCGCTTTTAGAGAAAGTGGAACTTCTATCGAACGTACTATAAAATTGGAAACACATAATGGTTTTATGTTTGAATTCAATAAAATCGAATACGAAAACAAGGTATATGATTGCTATAATTTGAATGATGTTTTACATACATTGAAATCTATCGAAAAGAAAATGGAGAGAGACAAACAATGAGCGATAATGTGAATAAACCAAGCCACTACCAAGGCTCAAAAGGTCTTGAAAGTATTGAAGTAATTGACAACTTTATTGGCGACTTGCCAGGTAAGGCTGCATGGTGTTGGGGGAATGCTATCAAGTATTTACTCCGATTCCAGAAGAAGAACGGTCTTGAAGATTTGAAGAAGGCTAGAAAGAACCTTGATTGGTTGATTGAGGAATTGGAGAATGGAAACTAAATCTTTTTCAAAACAACTGAGAATGTGGAGAGTTGAAAATAATTTGACACAAAAACAAGCAGGAGAATTATTCGGAGTTTGTGGAGTGACAATTTCTTGTTGGGAAACAGAGAAGACGAGTCCAGCAAACCGTTTGAAATTGATTGTATGCCAGAAGATTGGATACGATTTCAAAATAGACAATAATTCTTTTGGTTCAATTATCCGTCGGAAACGACTTGAACTTGGATTGTCTCGCAAAGAGCTCGCTGATGAAATTGGGTATAGCGAGTACTCAGTCAATCGTTGGGAAAACAATCTAGCAAAACCATTTGACAGTACTCTGAAAGATATATGTGATTTCTTTGGATTGAATACTAAAGACTTCAAGCAATGGAGGTAGAATTTGGTAAAAAAGAATTTAGCAAAAGCACGGAGAGATTACCTTGAATTTGAACTAGATGATAAGTATTTAAAAATTGACAAACTTATCGGTCAACGCAGGCATGAATTAGAAAGAATGTATGAAGTTAAACACCTAACTGTTCCTGGAATTGATGATACAGGAGGTAGTGGTAGCGGGACATTCGTCAATAGGTCAGAGAACCTAGCAGTAGCATATGCAAGTGATCCAATGATTTTACGATTAGAAAATTTACAAAACGCTATAACAAAAACACTAGAGAATTTAGAGCCAGACGACAAAAAAATCTTTTATCTTCGTTGGGGTGAACATACGGGATATGACTGGATTCAAGTTTGGCACATAATGGAGAGTGGGGATACAGGTTATCTGTATAGACATAGCAAACAAATTTATAGAAGGCGTGAAGTTATTTTGGATGCGTTAGCAAGTCTACTCTTCATGTAAAGTTGTCAAAAAAACATATAGAATTGACAAAAAGAAAGTAGTAAACTAATATCATGAAGAAAAAAGGCAGAGAGAACCTCTGCTTTTTTTGTGCACTAAAAAAGGAGGTGAGGATATGTGGTAGTTGTTGAACCAATTAGAAATAGAGATGATGTTCAGCTTATGATTGAATGGCTAACCTTACATAGCGCAGTCAAAGAATCAGACAGACAACGAAACCTCATGCTCTTTCTTTCTGGTGTTAATTTGGGATTTCGTATTGGTGATATTGTTAAACTGAAAGTAAAGCACGTTAAAGGTTGGCATGTCCAGATCGTAGATGAAAAGACAGATAAACCAACCAAAAGAAAAATGCCAAAGAAATTCAAGAATGCTATGAGGCAGTACATCAAAGATAAGAAAGATGAAGACTTCCTCTTTCCTAGTCGAAACGGAAAGCATCAGCATATAAAACCTAACACTGCTTACAAAATCATAAAGAAAGCTGCTGAAGAAGTTGGTTTAGAAAACATAGCTACTCACTCAATGAGAAAGACCTTTGGTTTATTTATGTATGAACAAACCAAGGATGTAGCATTAATTATGGACTTACTCAATCATTCAAGCCAAAGTATTTCTTTACGATATATTGGTAAAAATCAAGATTCACAAGACAGAGCCATGACTAAGTTTCAAGGCTTTTAATTTTTTAATTTAATAATCAATTCATTGTTTTGAGGTTACGATGATTTCATTTCACACATACGAGATAAAAGCTTGATAAATCTGAATTATTTTGTATGTATCAAATTCACTAGAATATGTAAAACAAGGAATTGAGAGAGTGAAAATAAAGGAGGTTACATAATTATGAAAGGTATTTTTAAAAGGCTATTTAATAAAACAACCAATAGACAAAAGCCATTAGGAGAAATGGTAATCTGTGTTGAAATCGAAAATAATTCAGAGTTTCGTGAACTTGCTAAAGAGACAGCTGAAGCACTTAATTATTTAAACCATTGCCTTGACAAACTTAATGAGTTTGAACTGAAAGTTTCTACATCACGGAAATGATTGAAGTTTCAACCAGAGCAGACAGAATAGAGTTTTATAATTCAAGAGACTGGAGAGAACTTCGGAAGTTAGCACTCGAACGTGATCATAACGAATGTGTTTGGTGTAAAGCTGAAGGAAGAACCACAATCGACAACCTTGAGGTTGACCATATCAAGGAGCTAGAGTTCTATCCAGAGTTTGCTCTTGATATAGATAACCTTAGAACATTATGTAAGGAGTGTCATAATAAGAGACACGGACGCTTTCAGTTCCGAAAATCAAAAAAAATGCAAGATAAGAATTTCAGGACCGATGAATTTTGGGGAGAATAACACCCCCCGGTCAAAAAAATCGAGTCTTTTAAAGGTTTTGGGAACCGGTGGGAGGGGTCAACTGTCCAAATTTTTAAACAAAAAATAAAAGGGGTGGGGGGTAATGGAAGAATACTCAGAAAAAAATATAAAAGAATTAGAAAATCAGCTACTTTCTAAAATCGGATATTTTAGTCCAAGAAAGAAGGATGCGATCCAATATGAAAAAGTGAATCGCTATCTCTATCTCGTGAGATTACTGTACGAACTAAAAGCTCGTCTCCATGAAGATGGACTGGTCATTACAGTACACAACGGACAACAAAGATTCCAAAAAGCCAATTCTCTTATCAAGGAAATCAACACAACAAGCAATCAGCTACTAGCCATTGAGCGCTCGTTTGATTTTGAGGTAGAAAATTCTCCTGTTGAGAAAATTGGACCAGGAAGTGAACTGTTATGATTTTTCATCCGCTTGTTGATGAATATATCGAACTGGCAGAGAAAGGTAAAATTGTTGTCAATCATGAAAGAAAGTTGCTGTTTAAAATCATCAAAGAGAAAATATATACTCGTGATGATTTATACTTCGATAATGAATTAATCGATAAGTTTATAAGATTTGCAGAAAAGAACTTTTTTCCTCTTGCTAAATATCAGCTATTCTTAACTCCATTCATTTTTCTATTTAGAAAATCAGATGGAGAACCTCAATTTGATGAATACCTCTACACACTTGCTCGTGGTGGTGGTAAGAATGGTTTTATGTCAGCAAGGGATAATTTCTTCATCAGTCCTCTATATCCAATCAGAGACTACGATGTAACTATCACTGCAAATTCTGAAAAACAAGGTAAAGTCTCTTTTGAGGAAGTTTATGAAACAATCCAAAGAAGAGGATTAGAAGACCATTTCTATTTAACTAAGATGTCAATCATAGGTCGAGCAAATAACTCGGTCTTTTCTTTTAGGACAAACAATCCTAAAACAATGGACTCAGCTCGTGATGGTTGTTTAGAATTTGACGAGATACACCAGTTTGAAAATGACTCAGCGGTTAAAATCCAAAGATCTGGTCTTGGTAAAATTGCTCACGCTCGGACTTTTTACAACGGTACTAATGGCCATGTTCGTGAGGGGTTCTATGACAAGATGATAGAGAAATCTATGCAAATCTTGAATGGAGAGGTAGAAGACTTTAGGTTATTCCCTTTTATCTGCAAACTAGATGATGCAGCAGAAGTGGATGACATGAAGAACTGGTCAAAAGCAAATCCAATGTTGGACGAAACAACACCCTATGCAAAAAGGCTACTTGCTCGTACAAAAGCTGATTATGATGATCTCGAACTTGAACCATCTGGAAGACAAGAGTTTATGACAAAACGAATGAACCTTCCAGAAGCTGACCTTGAGAAAGATGTTACATCTCGTGAGAAATTAGTTGCTTGCTTACGTGAACCAGGTATTGAATTAAAAGGTAGGTCATGTGTTGCTGGGTTCGACTATGCAAGTATCCGAGACTTTGCAAGCGTTGGTTTGTTATTTAAAAATGGTGATGATTTTATCTGGAAACAACACTCATTTGCTCGAAAAGCATTCTTAAACGCATTTAAACTTAAAGCGCCTATTCAAGAGTGGGCAGATAAAGGCTTCTTTACGATTGTGGATGGTCCTAGTATTGACCCTCGCTTATTGGTTGAAAAATTAAACGAATGGAGCAGAGATTATCAAATCGAGCTAGTATGTGCCGATGGTTTTAGAATGGACTTATTAAAACCACTGCTTGAAGAAGCAGGTTTTGAATATGAATTCTTGAGAAATCCAGGTGCGATTCAATCCAAAGTGGCACCAATCATTGAAGATGGTTTCGCAAATGAAAGGTTTATATTCGAGAATGACAACTCAATGATTTGGTATACAGATAATACTTACGTCAAGGAGGATAAAGACGGGAATAAACGTTTCTTGAAGAAAGAACCTGTCAGAAGAAAGACAGATGGATTTCATGCCATGATTGCAGCGCTCTATAAACGAGAATTGATACAAGAATCAAATGTAAGTGAATTTCTCGATGTGCTGACAGATTGGAATTATTAATTTTTGGGTGGGTGGTAGGCAAAGTAATTAAAGAAAGGAGGATGTGCCTTGGGATGGCTAAATTTATTTAAGCGCGAAGTACCAGAACCTGGTTTTGAGTTTGAAGAACTGGAAAGAATGTTTGGTAATCTTTACTTGAAAAGTCTTGCAGTTGATAAGTCAGCTGAGTTTATCGCTCGTATCTTTGCAAAGTCTGAGTTTAAATATCTTGAAAAAGAAAAGGCGAAGCGTTCTGATTGGAATTATTTGCTAAATGTCAGACCTAACAAAAATGAATCAGCTTCAGATTTTTGGCAGAAGGTAGTGTACCGACTGATCACTAAGAATGAAGTTTTGATTTTCTTGACAAAGGATGACCAACTGCTTGTAGCTGATTCTTACATACGTACCAAGTACGCTGTATTTGACGATGTATTTGAGTCTGTGACTTGCAGAGGTTATACATTTGAATCACGTTTCAAAATGAGCGATGTAATTTTCTTGCAGTACAACAACAATAGGCTTCAAGAGTATGTATCAGACTTATTTACAGATTATGAAAAACTTCACTCAAGAATGGTTGATGCGATAGCTAGAAATAATCAAATCCGTGGGATTTTAAATACTAAAACAAATGGTAGTTTTGACAAAGAAAAACTAGAAAATTTAAAATCTTATGCAGATTTGCTCTTTAAGTCATTTAGCAACAAAACCATTGCAATCGTTCCATCTCAATCTGGGATGGAATATTCGGAGTTGACGAATACCACAGGAACTTCAACGATGTCTGTTGACGAATTGAAAAAATTACGTAGGCAGTCAGATGATGAGGTTGCTGAAATTTTGGGTATTCCAACTGCTCTGTTGCATGGTGAAATGGCTGACTTAGAAAACAGTCGTAAGATGTTTAATAGCTTTTGTTACCAATCACTAGTGAAGAAAATAAGTGATGCTTTAAATTATTCAATGCTTTCAAGAAGTGCCTACAATGACAATAAACGATTCGTGATTGTCGGAGAAGGTCAGAGAGATAAATTTGCTCTTGCTGAAAGTATCGATAAGCTAGTTTCATCTGGTTCAATGCTCATTAACGAGGTTCGTGCAGAGCTTGGCCTTGAAGCCGTACCATGGGGTGACAAACCTCTAATCACCAAGAATTATCAACTTGGTGAAATAGAAGAGAAAGGAGGTACGGAAGTAGATGAAGATAATTCAGATTAAGGGGACTATTATTTCTAACGATGAACGTTGGATTTATGATTGGTTTGAGTGGGAAGCTACTGCACCAAAAGATGTTATCCTTCCTGAAACTGGTGAACCAATTGAGGTTCATATTAATTCAGGTGGTGGGGATGTCTATGCAGGTAGTGAAATCTATACTGCTCTACGCTCATATCAAGGCGATGTAACTGTTAAGATTGTTGGTATTGCAGCAAGCGCAGCAAGTGTGATTGCCATGGCAGGAGATACAGTTGAAATCAGTCCTACTGCTCAAATCATGATCCACAATGTATCATCAAATGTAAGTGGAGACCACAACGCTCTACTTCATGAAGCAGGAGTTCTGGAAGGATTTAATAAATCCATCGCAAACGCTTATGTTCATAAGACAGGCAAAGCGCTAGATGAATTACTTGAACTAATGGATAAAACAACGTGGTTTGATGCAGAATCAGCTTTGAACCATGGATTTGTAGACAAAATTATGTTTACAAACGAATTCGCACCTACTTTGGTAGCTAGTGAAACTCCTATGATTCCAAGTGATTTTATCGACAAGATGAAGTCAGCAATGACTCCAGATATTGATAAGCTCGCAGAACTGGTAGCGAATAAACTTGAAGCAAAACTGCCAGATATAAAAATTGATAAAGAGGCTTTCGAAGATAGCGAATTTGTACAGAAAAAATTCAATTTTCCAGAAAGTCCAGAAAATAATACTGACAAGACTGTTCCAAAAGGGTTCGGTCTTTTTATGTTTTAAGAAAGGAAACACAACATAATGACAATGAAATTATCTAATGAATTTGAAACACAACGTCAAGCATTCTTGAACGCTGTATCAACTGGAGCACCTCAAGAAGAGCAAGCCAAACTTTACAATAACATGATTGAGTCAATGAGTAATGAAATGATGGCTCAAGCTCGTGATGCTGCTCGTGAAGAAGTATCAGCTTTGAACCCATACGATGCTAAACTTACTGCTGAAGCTCGTGAGTTCTTCAATGATATTGAAAAAGCTGCACCTAAAGGAGTTGAAAAACTCTTCCCACAAGAAACTATTGATCGCATCTTTGACGACATGATTAAAGCTCGTCCATTGCTCCAACATATCGGTCTTAAAAATGCTGGTATCCGTTTGAAATTCCTTAAATCTGAGCAAACTGGCCAAGCGCTTTGGGGCAAAATCAACGGAGCAATTCAAGGACAACTTAAACAGGAATTTAAAGACGAAGAAACAATTCAAAACAAATTGACCGCCTTCGTTGTAATTCCAAAAGATGCCGAAAAATTCGGTCCAGCTTGGTTGCAATCATTCGTATCTGCTCAAATCACCGAAGCATTTGCAGCAGCACTCGAAGCAGCATTCTTGAATGGTGACGGTGACAACAAACCAATCGGTCTTTCTCGTACACTTACTGGTACTGTTGCAAGCGATAAAACAACTTACGCTGAAAAAGAAGCGCAAACCAAAAAACTCACTTTTGCTGATTCAGCAACTGTCGTGAAAGAATTGACTGAAGTTTATAAATACCACTCAACAAAAGCAGATGGAACAACTCCAGTCGCAGTTGAAGGAAATCTTGTAATGGTTGTTAACCCAGCAGATGCTTGGGATGTGAAGAAACAATACACTTCATTGAACGCTCAAGGTGTATACATCACTGCTATGCCTTACAACCTTATCTTGGTTGAGTCAGTAGCACAAACAACTGGTAAAGTCACTACATTCGTTAAAGGTCGCTACGATGCATTTGTAGGCGGTGGAATTGAATTTGGTCGCTTCACAGAAACTTACGCTCTTGAAGACTTGAACCTTTACACTGCTAAGCAATTTGCTTACGGTAAGGCTCACGATGAAAAGACTGCCGCAGTTTGGACTTTAAAACTCCCTCAAGCTTAATTTAGGGGTTAGATTATGACTTCAGAAGTAGAACTTCATCCACTCCTTAAACCTTTTAAGGAGAGGATGAGGATTTTTCATAGTGGAGAGGACAAGAACCTCTCACGGATGTTGGAAAGCTCTGAAGCGAACATCCTCAGCCTTGTTGGAAGTCAGCGTCCAACTGAGCCACGAGTTCGAGAGTTAATTTTGGAGCGTGCTAGATACGTCTATAATGACCAAGTGGAGTTCTTCTATGGAAACTTCCAAGGGGATTTAATGGCGCTATCTCTTGAAAATTACAAAATGGAGGAAAAGCGTGATTAGGGTTTTAAAAGGATTCTTTGACCTTAAAGAAGGTCAGTTCCGTCCAGTAGGTTCAACATTTGAAGAAACAAGAGAACGATTTGAAGAAATCAACTCTATCTTGCCTGGCTTTGTTGAATGGGGCGAAGAAAAAACAGAAGTAGTTACAAATATTGAGCTACCAGAAGAATAAACCTCAATATCGTTATAAAAAGCCTGAAGCTCAAAATGGAGATTTAAGAACCCCCTTAACTTTCTATACTTCTAAAGTTGAGGATGGAGTAGATGGTCGAGATGTGAGTTTTGAAGAAACTTTTTATACAATGGGGCAGGTTTACTCGCCTAGCATGAAAGATATTGAGATTGCTAGTGGTAAGTCAATGAGAGCAAAAATGACTCTGAAAATTCGTGATCCTTTAGCAGATTATCAACCAGAAAATCAACATTTTGTTGAAGTGGGAGATATTCGCTTGGCCAACAAAAAATGGCAAATAATCGATATACGTCCTGATTATGACAATCGGGATTTTTTGATAGTCATAATTGGTGGTGGTCAAGATGTCTAGTGGTGCAGAATTGAAAGGCTTTGATGATGTTCTGAGAAACCTTGAAATGCGCCTTGGAGATGCAAAGGTTAAGCGTGCAACTAGTCGAGCATTAAAAGCAGTTGCAAACGAGACACTAGAAGAATTTAAAGGCGCTTTAGAAGTCTTTAAAGATACAGGAGAAACCATTGAAAGTGCGACTGCTGGTCGTGTGACTGGTCTCCCTGTCGGTGTTCCAGTTATTAAGATTGGTTTCGGTGCTGGTTCACGTTGGCGCTTGGTTCACTTGAATGAGTTTGGATATGCTAAGAATGCACATCCAAGAGGTTTCGGTGTTATCAGACGATTTTCAGAATCAAACGCTCAAAAATATAAATATCGTATTGCTAACCACTTAAAGATTGAGGGATTTAGATGATTAAAGATAAGCTAACAGAACTCTACAATGCTTTGAAAGAAGATAAGACTTTAGCTGGTATTAGTATCAAGTCATTTGAACGCCCTGAAACTTTATCAAATGACAAGACAAGTATTGTCATTAAACCTGTCGGTTCGCCAATGCAGGCAGTAAGTGGCAGTGATACAAGTTTAGCAAAGGTTTTTCTCTATCAAATCAATGTAGAGTCAAAGAACCGTGTGGAGTGTAAAGAACTCCAAAGAAAAATTGAAAAGATTATGGAAGAACAAGGATTTTATCAAACCACAGGTGGTTTAGATGAATGGATTCCAGAAATCAAACGCTACGTAGATGCTCGGACCTATAAAGGTCGGAGCGCTCTATATGAAGAATATTAAAAATTAAGAAAGAGGTGCTATAAATGGCATTAGTTGGTTTTAAACGTATGACAGTTCGTGTGTTGGATGGGAACGCTACTCCAACACTTGGACAAAACCTTTTTGTAATCGAAGGTCAAACTGGTAAAGGTGCGACTCGTACTGCTAAGATTTCAGGTCTTGCAAGTGATCCAGTAAAAACTTATGGTAGTGACGTTGCTTACCACGTATCAAATCGTGGTGTTGGTGATGTCAAGATGGAAATGACTGCAGTTGACATTCCTGCAACTGTACTTGCTAAAATCCTCGGTCATGCAATCAAGGATGATATCATCGGTATTGGTGCTGACACAGTAGCTCCATACTGCTCAGTTATGCTTGAATCTAAAGCAGCAGACGGTACGCAAGCACAAGTTGGTTTCTTCAAGGGTCAATTCTCAATGGATGCTGAAGAACTTGAAACTCTTAAAGACAAACAAGAAGAACTTCCAGATGATAGCTTGAGCTTCTCAGCTATTGCAAGTGACGATACAGACACTTCTGGTCTCTACTACATCAAGTACATTGGTAAAGACGAAGAAAAACTCAAGAAATTCAAAGGTCAACTTAAAATGGTTGTTGCAGGGTAGAAAGAGAGCGCAAGCTCTCTTTTTATCTTATTTCTAGAAAGGAAAGAATATGGCTACGGTTAAATTTTTAATTAAAAATGAAAAAGGACAAGATGTTCAAAAGACTAGTAAGGAAATCACTACCAAAGATTATCGTAACTACCTGATCATGAATGAAGCTTTAAACGATGATTTATCTGAAGTAGAAAAGCTCGATAAAGAGTTGGAGTTTATTGCATCACTGTTTGAAGACGTAGAAGTGGATGAACTGCTAGAATTCACAGATATGTCTGCCATCTTTGCAGTTTTCACAGACATTTACTCTCATCTCATTGGTGATGTTGACCCAAAGGGGAAAAAATAGAACCAAAAGAAGCACTAAAAAGGTTCTATGGATTCGTCAAACAAGCTACTGAAGGTCCATACGGTATGAGCATTCGTGATGTCATGGATACGAGCTGGGAGGATTTAATAGGAGTTATTGGCGAAACAGAATCAGCTAAGAAAGAGGAAGTAATGGACCTAGCTGACTTTCTGGAAACAATTTAAAAAAGGAGGATTAGAATGGCAGGTGGAACGCCACTAGGGCAAATGTATATTGAGCTAGGGCTGGACGTATCAAAGTTTAATCCTACACTTAACGGTGCTAAGAACGCAGTAAAGTATTTTCAAAGTAACGTTAAGGCGCTAGATAGTTCTCTGAAAGATAATGGGAAAAACACAGACTTACTACAAGCAAAATACAAGACTTTAGGACAAGCGATTGGATCACAAAAAAAGGTCTTGGATGAAATGAAAAAGAGTTTTGATAAGCTCGAACCAGGCACTGCTAAGTTCGATAAAGCAGCTGCAGATATTGAACGTGAAAACGCAAAGTTAGCAGCAATGGAAGGACAACTTAGACGTGTTGAACAAGCATTAATTGCAGTAGGTAAAGAAAATAGTTTTGCCACTCGTATAAACAAGCTAGGAGATGGTTTGATTAAGGGTGGAGATAAGATTAAAGCGTTTGGAGATAATGTTTCAACGCTTGGTGGAAAGTTAACTACTGGCTTAACTGCTCCATTAGTTGCAAGTGTAGGTTTGATTACTAAAGCAGCAATCGACTATGAATCTGCATTTGCTGGGGTTAAAAAGACAGTAGATGAAACTGCCACAGTATCTTATAAAAACTTGTCAGACGGTATTCGTCAAATGGCTAAAGAATTGCCAGCAAGCGCAGTTCAAATCGCAAACGTAGCAGAAGTGGCAGGACAACTTGGTATTAAGGCAGATGATATCCTTAAATTCTCACGTACTATGATTGACATGGGAGAATCAACCAACTTGAGCGCTGAAGATGCTGCAACTGCAATCGCTAAGATTGCAAATATTCTAGGATTGACATCGGACGATTATTCTCGATTCGGTGCATCCGTGGTGGATTTGGGTAAATATAGTTGCCCAGCTATTGAGAAATCAGTAGCTTAAAATAACGGTCAAAATCGGTGAAAACTAAGTCTAAATAATAGCTTGCTACTACTGAATGTGATATAATAGTAGTATGAAAAAGCTAACAAATGAAGAATATATCAAAAGGTTACAAAATAAGCACGGTAATGAATATACGTTACTAACACCTTATAGAACAATGAAAGAAGAAATCATTGTCAGACATGAGGGGTGCGGTGAAATTTTAAGTACAACACCAGATAGGCTGTTAAAAGGTGGGTGTATAAAATGTGGTTATAAAAAAATGAAAAAGGCTCAAAGAAAAACCAATGAGCAATTTTTAGAGGAGGTATCAACTTCCTACAACGGTATGTATCGATTAGTTGATACATACATAAACAACACCACGAAATTAAAATTTTATCACAAAGAATGTGACTGCTATTTTTATGCAACTCCAAGAGATTTTTTACAAGGCAAGGCAGGGTGTCCTGCTTGTAAAAACAAGAGGATTTCAAAAAGCGTGACAAAAACACATGAATACTTTTTGGAGCTTCTTGGTGACAGTTTAGGCGAAGAATATCAAATCCTTTCAAAGTATAAAAACGCAAGAACCAAGATGAAAGTAAAACATAATGTTTGCGGACTTGAGTTCTTTTCAACTCCTCCTCATATTTTAGAGGGGAAAAGATGCCCCGAATGTTGGAAGAATGAGTTAAGCCTTGAAAGAAGAAAAACACACGATAGATTTTGTCGTGACCTTGGAGCAACTTGGTTTGATGACTACGAACTTCTTAATGAGTATGAATCTCAAAAGATAAAAGTTAAGGTGAAACACAAGCATTGTGGGAACGTTTTCGATGTTTTGCCAGACAGCCTTCTCAGAGGCAGTGGTTGTCCAAGATGTAAAGAAAGTAGAGGAGAAAAGAAAGTATCTTGTCTTTTAAAAGAAAAAGGATACAATTTTATTCCTCAATTTAAATTTTCTGATTGCATTTATAAGAGTAAATTACCGTTTGATTTTGGTGTATTAGATAAAGAAAACAATGTAATTTTGTTAATTGAATATCAAGGGATACAACATTATAAACCTGTATCGGTCTTTGGTGGGTTAGAATCTTTTCTAGAACGGCAAAAAAGAGACTCAGTGAAAAGAGAATACGCAAAAGCGAAAGGTATCCCCCTGGTTGAAATCAAATATGACGAAAACATTGAAGAAAGAATAAAAGAATTAGATAAGTTAATACCGAGGTAAATTGAGTGATTAAAAAAACTCAATCACCGTAGAGCATAGGAAGTGAACCTATGCTTTTTGTTTACTCAAAAAGCATAGAATATAATCTTCCCACGAGTGACCGTCACCTTAACGAGTAATGTCGAAGGTGAAAATATATGCCGAACTTACGGGAAACCGTAAGAAGTAGAGGATAAAAAGCCTTTACGGTAACAAATGAACAATTTCGCCACAACTGAAAAAGACATTGTAGAGATGTCTAATCGTTTAGCAGCAGGTGGGAAACTAGCTGGACTAACTGCTCCAGAAATCTTAGGTCTTGCAACTGCCATGAGTAGTGTAGGGATTGAAGCAGAAGCAGGTGGTACCGCAATGACTCAAACACTAACTGCTATCGGTAATGCAGTTTCATTAACAACCAAGGACTCAGCAGACGATCTCGCATTGATTGCTAAAGTTGCAGAAATGACATCAGAAGAATTCCAACAAGCTTGGAAAGAAAAACCTGCTGAAGCTCTCCAATCATTCATCAAAGGTCTTAATACAGCGCACGAAAAAGGCGCAAACATGGATGCTATCTTGATGAAATTAGGCATGACAGGGATTAGGCAAGGAAATATGCTTAAATCTTTAGCTTTATCATCAGATAAAATGAGCGCAGCAGTAAATCGTTCTAACCAAGCATGGAAAGAAAATACTGCATTAACCAACGAAGCAAACAAACGATATGAGACTACTGAATCTCAGTTGAAAATGTTTAAAAACCAAATTACCGACCTAGCTATTGAGTTTGGTGGACCTTTATTAAAGGCGCTACGAGACGGATTGAAAGCAGGTAAACCTTGGATTGATACACTGGCTAAGATGGCTAAACAGTTTAGTTCGATGTCTGAAGAACAACAAAGAAATATCCTGAAATGGGGTGCTTTAGCAGCAGGAGCTGGACCAGCTCTATCAATATTTGGTAAAGGTATTGGTGTTATTGGTAGCTTAACTCAAGCATTAGGATGGTTGACCAAAGGAACAAGTAAAGCAGTAGGTGGAATATCCTTAATGGCTAAAACCTTCCAAGCGTTTAAAACAACTGGAAATCTAACCTCTGCATTTCAACTTGCAAGCTCTGGTATGGCATCCTTTGGGACTGCTACGGTATCAGCTTCATCATCAACAGGGTTGTTAGGTACATCTATGAGTTTGCTTGCAAATCCTTTAGGATTGATGGTTGGCAGTCTTGCTTTAGCAACTACAGGTCTTGTCTATCTCGGAAACGAGAAAGATAAGGCTAGAATCAAGACTGAAGAGTTTGGCTCGCAGTTAAGTAGTACTGCACAAGGCGAGTTGAGAAACTTCCAGAAAACGGTTGATGAAACCAGTACAGCAGTCGCAAACTTCGGAACTCACGCTGGAGATGTTGAGAAAGTTTCAGGAGCTTTTAAAAAGCTTTATGAAGACATTCAAGCAGCAGCAGACCAAAGCAACAAACGAATGGAAGAACTTGGCGCTAAGTGGGGATTGAGTGAAGAACAAATCGCCACAGCCAAAGAAAGAAATGGTCAATATGTTTCAAATGCAGAAGCGATGATGAACCAAATCAATGAAATTTACCAACGACATAATGGTGATGCCAGCAAGTTTTCTCAAGAAGAAAAAGAAATCATCTTAAATAACCAAAACGAGATGATTAAAGCTAAGTTAAAGTTGATGAGTTTGTCTGAAGAACAACAAACAGCAGCACTTCAAGCTTTAAATGGTAAAATCAGCTCGCTAAACGAAACGCAATTAAAACATACTAGAGATGTTTTGAAACAAGCCATGGATGAAGAGAAGAAACTTTATGAAACATCCAAGAGTGAGTTGAAAGAGTTGTTGGACGGTAAAGCTATTGACCAAGAGACTTATAACAAGAGAATGCAAGAAGTTGAATCAAAGCATACACAAACTATGGAAGCTTTGGGGAGCAAGTATTACCAAGTTATGAAGGAACTGGATGAAAAAGTTAAGTCCAGAACTGGCCAAAGTTGGAACTATTGGGAAGAAGCTAAGAAGGCTTTAGAAGAATACGGTTTATCTTATGAAGAAATCGGACGTAAGGCAGCAGAAGCATCTCAAAAAGCAGGCAATTCTCACAGTATTCTCGCTAAATATACTAGCGAGATGAACAAAGAAGTCAAAGAAGCCAACGATGCTTGGTCATTGTTGGTTGGGAATATCGATAAGAACGGTAATTTCCAAGTCAAGTCAAACGTTAAGGAAGTCATTGGAGAAGCCGCTAAATCTGCAGAAGGCTGGGAGCAATTACAGTTCATCGCTAAAACTGCAGAAATCAATTCAAACGCTCGTGTTACCATTGCTGAAGCACTTGTAGAGTCAGGCAAGTGGAAAGACATGAGCCTTGAAGAAAAACAAGTAATCGTTAAGAACCAAGCAGGTATGCAAGCTATCTTTGATAGCGAGAAAAACCTCAAGATTTGGAACGATATGCCAGCAGAAGTCAAAGAGCTTCTTTTAAAGAACAATGACATCATGAGCAAGGCAGATGAAGCAACAAAAGCTCTCACAAATTATGAAGCTTTGACACCAAAACAAAAAGAGCTACTTGCTACTGATGATAAATTCAGAAGTGCAGTTGCTCGTTCTACTGAAACATTGACCAACTGGAATGCTCTTAAACCATTCACAAAAGACTTACAGGTCAACCCTGGAAACGTTCTATACAATGGTCAACTATCCATCGATAAGATTGGTGAGTGGAATTTAGCATCTGCTCAAACTAAGTCATTGGATGCAGTAGATAATACAGGTGTTGCAGTAGGAAGTGCAATCATTAGTGTGAACTCTCCTAAACAAGAGTCTCCTATTAATTTGTTTGCAGCTGACCAAACTTCAGGTGTACGTTTAGAAACAAGTGGAGCAATCAATTCGATTAAACAATACACTCCAGTAAATATCTTTGCTCAAAACAGCACACAAGGAACAGTAAGTCAAGTTCAATCAGGTGTAAATAGTATTCAGGATAAGACGGTTACTATCAACGCACAAGATAATGCTTCTGGGGTTCTTTCAGGTATTAAGAGCTGGATTGACAGCGTAACGGGTAATTTCTTCACCAACGTTTTTGCAAGTAAGCACGCTCATGGTACGAATTACCACCCAGGTGGACTTGCAGTAGTCAACGACCAAAAGAATAGCACCTACAAGGAAATGGTCACATTGCCAGATGGTCGTAGTTTCATCCCTGAAGGTCGAGACGTACTGCTACCACTTCCTAGAGGTTCAAAAGTCCTACGAGCAGATAAGACCAAGCGTTTAATGCGTAGCATGGGAATTCCTAAGTACGCAAACGGTATTGGTATTCCAAGTGATGCAAAATTCCTACGAGAAATGGAAAAAGCACAACAAAAAATTGTAGTACGCGATAAGAACACAAACAATGGTCAAGATATGGCAGAAGTCGTGTCTGAGATAGCGATTCTGAGGTCAAGTTTAGAAAAATTACTTACTGCTATACTTGAAAAACCTTCAGACACTTACTTGGACGGTGATAAAATCTCACTAACTACTTATAAAAACCATGGATCAATTTATGCAAGGGAGGGGATTTAATGTTTTTCCTTATAATTAATGGTTTCAATACATCCACCATCCCTCATAGTGTGGTTACTGATTTTGGGATAAGTGAGTGTGCAGAACCTAAAACATCTGAAATAGTTGATATTTATGGAATGAATGGAAGCTATCGTGTGTTAGATGGCTCGTATAAAAGTTATGAGCGCACAGTTTCTTTCTATCTTCCAAAACTTATCGACATTTCAACCATTATTGAAAAATTCCACGATGGGAAAAATGAAATTGAGTTTGGATATCAACCAGGTTCTTTATTTTATGCTGAATACATTTCAGCAAGTTACCACCGAAACGGACCACACGCATACACATTAGAAGTCAAGTTGTTGATGCAACCGTTCAGATACCAAAAGAATAGTGAACCTGTTATACTAACTAGTCCAGACACAATCACAAATCCTGGTAGTGTTTATTCTGAACCTATCATCGATATTGAAGGCAGTGGAGATGTATCACTCACGATTGGTCAGAAGACCATGCATCTAACTGTAAATACAAAAGCTACAATCGATTGTAGGCATGGTAAACAGAATATCTACAACGCAACTGGAGCAGTTCAAAACACTCTCAGAAAGCGTGGGGGGTTCTTTGAAATCCCTACTGGAAATAGTGGTGTGACATTTACAGGTAATGTCCGTAAAGTGACTATTAAACCAAATTGGAGGTATAAAGTATGATTTATTTAACAGAAGGAAACATACCTCTTAATGCTGCATACGATGATGATATCGTACAGGAAGCGAATAACACCTACCAATTAACCTTTAAATTCCCTACAAATGATATCTTGTGGCAAAGACTGAGAGAAGAAAAATTCTTGACCGCTGATGATCTACACGGTGAACAAGACTTTGTAATTTTTGAGGTCGAGAAAAAGCATGGATATATTCAAGTCTATGCAAACCAGGTCATGACAATGTTAAATCACTACGTTGTCAATCCAATGTCTTTGAATAGAGAGACTGGCTCGACTGCATTGAGTCACTTCGCTGGAAGTATCACTCGTGAAAATCCATTCTCATTCTTTTCGGACATTGACGACAGACACACGTTTAATATCGATAGCAAAACAGCTATGGAAGCTTTGACCAAGGATAAACATTCTATTGTCGGTTTGTGGGGTGGTGATTTAGTCAGACATGGTTATCAAGTACGGTTATTAAAGAATGGCGGTTCAGAGAATGAATCGCTTTTCATGTACAAAAAGAACTTGTCTAGCTATGAGCATAAGACATCTACTAAGTCTTTAAGGACTCGCATTACTTTCATTACAACCATCCGTGGTGAAGGAGAAAATCCAGTAGACAAGCACTACAAGGTTGTAGTTGATAGTCCACTAATCAGCAAATACAGTCAGATTTACGAAGACGTTGTAGAAGTCAACGACCAGGATGTTAAGGACGAAGCAAGCCTTAGAGAATATGGCAAGCAGTATTTCAGAACAACCTTGTGCGATATGCTCGAAGATAGCATTGAGATTGATGTTATCGGTCAGAGTGATGTTCCTGTCCAGATGTTTGATGTCGTGGGTGTTTTTCACGAATACTACGACTTGGACGTACGAAAAAAAATCACAAAATACAACTACTCTCCGATGGCTAAGAAATTGAAGAGTATTGGTTTTGGTGATTTTAAGTCTGGTCTAGCAAGTGCAATTAGTAATGCAGTGAGCGATGCAGTCAAGGAAGAAACACACGCTTTTGAAACACGTTTAAACAAAGAAATCGAGAACGCTGATTTAGCATTCGATAGAAAAGTCAAGGATATCAAAGATGAATTGACCGACGGTATCGAACTTGCCAAAGCTAAAGCAGAGGAAAACAAGCGTGCTCTATCGGATGAAATCGACAATCGATTCTCAGGTTTTGATAGCAGCATGAACGAGAAGCTTGAAGACCAACGAACCAAAATAGAAGAAATTCGTGCTATTGGTTCAACAGTTACTCAGACGGCAGAAGAAGCTTTAGAAGAAGCTAGAAACGCTCTTGAATCTGCTAAAACATCAAAAGGTTTGTCTGACTCAAACTTTGCTAAAATCGAGCAGATAACAGACCGAATCAAAACACTTGTGACTAAACAAGAGGTTGACCCTCTGACAGATAGGTTGAGAATTGCTGAAAGCAGAATCGAAGTTCAAGCTGGCCAGATTATTGAGAAATTGTCTCGTACCGATTTTGACAGATTGGCCAATGATAGAGGTTTTCAAACTGCAACCCAAGTCCAGAACACAGTCAAACATTCGGTCGACGGATTCCAAAGGACCATCTCACGTATTGAAACCAAACTGAGAGATATTATTAGAAATGATAACCTCTTGCAAAATTCGTCCATCATTCCAGCGGGGGACTCCTTGAACGGAACTTGGGGATTGTATTTATCAGGTGGTAACGGTCGTACAGATGTTATTGAATTAAGAGATGCACCACATACCGCTATCAAGAAAGGTATGCGTGTCGTTAATAATACGAATGGTGGAAATAAAGACATCGGTCAAAAAGTAAATTTGGTTGTTGGCGAGAAATATACCATGTCTTGCTGGGCCAGAGTATCTAGCAATAGTACAAGTCAGAATGTCAATTTACTGATGCGTGCATGGACCACCAATGATAATAATCGTAAATTATTCAAAACTATCTCTAACAAAGATTGGGTTCGATATCAATTCACATTCACAGCAGATACAGTATCTAACTCAATACAATTCGGTCAGAGCGGAAGTGGTAGCATTGAAATCTGCGGTATGAAACTTGAGCATTCTGACCGCATGACAGACTACGATGTTAACTCTTCTGAAATTGTGAGTGTTGTAGAGTTTAACGATGTACGAGATACCGTATCATCACACACTCAAACCTTGCAACGACAAGACCAAGCGATTTCACAAGTTATTCAGACCGCTGACGGTCTAGTTAGTCGTGTATCTAATTTCTTGGATGACTTTAACCTGGTATATGATCCAACGAACTTCAGCAAGTGGACAAAGAAGCAACCTGAAGCGAATGTGATCGAGGTTCAAGCTGATACTAGATTGCTACGAATTACAACCACTGGCAAATCTCAAGTAGCCTATCACGGATTCGCATTGCCACTCAACACCTCGACATTTACGAATAGCGAGAAGTTAAGTTATCGCATTGAAGCATGGGTAGATGTACTGCCAGATGCACCGCTTGGAATTGAATTGTGGAACGATAACAGTGTTATTGCGTCTGACCGAGTGACTTTCAACAAAACCGGCATACAAATCATTACAGGTACGATGACGGTCAATAAAACGGTAACGAAAACAAGAGAATTTCCTCTTGAAATTTGGTTGATGAAGAACGGTCAAGTCGCAATTGGTCAGGTGTCTTTAATTCGAGGTGATAAACCTCCGAAAAAATTCACGGACAACACATCCACACAAGATGTTGTAACACAGACTCAGGTATCACAGCTGAATAATTCCTACGCTATCCAAACCCTTACTGGACCTGGTGCGGTTTCTTCTCAAATCAATCTGAATAGCAATAACATTCTGATTGAAGCTGCTAAAATCCGTCTAAAAGGTAGAACACTTCTAGATGAAATCACAGCTATAGACGGGTATTTCAAGCGCTTGTTTGTGGGTGATGCCAGAGTAGGTACGTTGAATACGGATGTTATTCGCTCGAATTCGATTTCAGCAGAAAAGCTGATATTTGATACTGCTCTAGCACGCAAACTTGTCGCTAGTGATGTATTCACAGATACGCTCGCTGCTAAAACTGCTTTTATCAACAAGTTAAGGTCAGTAGTAGTATCTGCTACTTTGCTTGAAGGTTATAAAGGGAAAATCGGTGGATTCCAAATCGGTACCCACGATAAAGACCCGACTGTTTTCTGGTTGACTGGTTCTAACAGTTTCCGTGTTGGTATGTCAGACGGTGGTTGGAAAACAGGGCAAACTGCCCTTTGGGTGAACTGGGGAAATAACTGGGGAACACCGGGCAATCAGGCTTGGTTTGTGAAAAATACTGGTGAAATGCATTGTTACAATACTGCGAGATTCTGGAACACACCTGTCGTCTACGGAAATTTACGAGTTACTGGTAAGATTTACTACGATGAACGTGAAAATGGTGGTGGTTATGGATTTTGGATGAGTTCTCCTAGATACACACACATGAACGCTCAAAACGGCTATCTGTATTTTTATTTAGACAACGGGACATACGACTGGATTACGCTCAACAAAGACTTGTCCGACCGTAGATATAAGACCAACATTCAAGATAGTCAAGTCAACGGGCTTGATGTTATCAAAAAGCTCAAAACGTACTCTTATCGCAAAGAGTATGACGGTAAAGTTGAAGATATTTCTTGCGGTATCATGGCTCAAGATGTTCAGAAGTACGCACCAGAAGCGTTTTTGGAAAATCCAGATGGAGCATACTCTTATAATACATTCGCACTTGTGCCTTATTTGATTAAGGCTATTCAAGAACTAAATCAAAAAGTAGAAAGGTTGGAAACAACATGAACGAACAAGACAAGCAAATCAGCAGTCTGACGATTAAATCATTAAGCGAACGAGTCAGCAATGAAGCTATTCAATCAGCTACGCTAGAAGCTCTATACACAGTCACAGCGATGGAGCTCGAGCAAATGAAACAAATCATCGAATCAGATGAAGAACTGAAAGCAAAATTTGAGGAAGTGAAAGGAAAAATGACAAATGGCAATTAACAATTACACACTCGCGACTAGACCTTATACTCGTGGTTTCGGAGATAAAACTACAACCGTTGTAGAAATTCGTTTGCAAGATGGCAACCGATACAGCACAAATCAACGTGAATTGGTCGGAGACCGCACTCAAGAAAACGAAGAAACACTTATCCAAGCAGTTCTTGATATTCTTAAAGCTGAACTAGATCCTGGGTCAGCAATTGTCCAGGCTCAATCTAAAATTGAACAAGCTGAACAGAAACTTACTGAAACCGAAACCAAGCAGAATCAACTGCTTGAAATCACAAACAGAATCAACAAAGTAGTTCGTGTCATGGCTCAAGATTCAATCATGGGTGAAAAAATTGCTTATGGTACGACATATAAGGAACTCGTAGAACTCTTTCCACTTGCGAAAACTGGTGAGAGCTATGCCCCTGGTTCTATGTTTGCGATTGAAGACCCAGAGCACGTCGAACTTAACGGCGAAGGGAAACGCATCCTTATTCAAACCAATCAACAATTCATTTACCAGGGGGAAGCACTCAAACAACTTGAAGGCGCACCATCACAAAATGGAATCCTTGCAGTGTGGAAGTGGGATGCTCCTAAACCTGAGAAACCATCTAGCGAGCTAGAAACAAAACCTGTTCAATAAGAGGTGGTTTATGCAAGATTTTATGTTTGGCGAGTTAATTGGTCATCTTAAAAACCTATCTCACAGTCCATACATTCATATCTTTTTTTGGTTGATGGTTTTAGATATTGTTACTGGATATGTTAAAGCCTTTAAAACAAAGCGTTTTGACAGTAAGATTGGCACGATGGGATTGATTCGTCATTTCGTTGTATTCGTGGTCATTATGCTTGTAGCGATGTATTCGAGAGCGTTGGGGATCAGAACATTTGGCATCGGTTGGACAATGTTCTTTATTATCAACTATCTAGGCTCTGTACTTGAGAATTGGGAAGCGATTGGTTGGGCATTCCCAGAGTTTTTGAAACCATACATCAATCAAATTAAGAAGGATAATGCTAGAAGATTAGGGCAGTTATTGGTCAATGTTGACCAAAAAGACAAAATTGAAGTTGAAATAAAGGAGAAAAACAATGAATAAAATCAACTGGAAATTAAGACTACAGAACAAGGTCACTCTTATCGCTCTGTTAGGAGCGGTATTCCTTATGGCGCAACAATTCGGACTTGAAATTCCAAAGAATATCCAAGACGGTGTGAACACGTTCGTTTATATCTTGGTATTACTCGGAGTGGTTACTGATCCAACGACTGCTGGATTGACTGACAGTGAGCGTGCGCTTGGATATTACAAACCAAATGAAGACTAGGAGAAAATAATGAAGAAAAACGACTTATTCATCGACGTATCTAGCCATAATGGATACGATATTACAGGTATTTTAGGTGACATAGGTACACAGAATACCATTATCAAAATTTCTGAAAGTACAAGCTACATCAACCCTTGCTTGTCATCACAAACAGAACAATCAACTCCTGTAGGATTCTATCATTTTGCTTGGTTTGGTGGAGATTCAGATGAAGCAGAGCGTGAGGCTAGATTCTTTATTGATAACGTACCACAGAAAGTAAAATATCTTGTGTTAGATTATGAAGACCATGCTAGCGGTGATGCTCAAGCTAATACAGATGCTTGTATCAGATTCATGGATGTCATTAAGGATGCTGGATATGAACCAATCTATTATAGTTATAAGCCTTTTACACTAAGCAATGTGTACTATGAACAAATTATTACTAAATATCCTAACAGCTTGTGGATTGCAGGGTATGGTTTAAATGATGGTAACGCTGATTTTGAATACTTCCCGTCCGTGGACGGGATTCGCTGGTGGCAATACTCTTCAAATCCGTACGACAAGAATATTGTTTTACTAGATGATGAAGAAACTAAAGCTGAATGGAAAGAGAATGATATCGGCTGGTGGTATGTTCGTTCAGATGGCTCGTATCCAAAAGAGAAATTTGAGAAAATCAACGGGACATGGTACTACTTCGATAATTCAGGCTATATGCTTGCTGAGCAGTGGAAGAAGCACAAAGATGGCAAATGGTACTGGTTTGATAAATCAGGAGCCATGGCTACTGGATGGAAGAAAATCGGTGGCAAATGGTATTACTTCGATAGTGAAGGAGCCATGAAGACTGGTTGGGTTAAGTATAAGGATGTCTGGTACTATCTCGACGCTAAAAACGGCGACATGGTATCTAACGCATTTGTCCAATCAGCAAACGGTAAAGGCTGGTATTACCTTAAACCAGATGGTTCACTTGCTGACAAGCCTGAATTCGTGGTTGAGCCAGAAGGGCTCATTACAGCAAAATAAAACATAGAAAGACTTTCAGAATTTAATTACACACGACCGCTGGCAATCGCTAGCGGTTTTTTTGTTTGCTCTGAAAGTACTTTCTAAAATAAAAAAAGTTTAAATTTCTTTATCAAAATACTTGACGAACGTAAAGTATAGTGTTATAATTAAGAAAAGATAAGGAAAGGGAGTTCAAAAAGAACTCAAAGGAAAATCAAAATGGCAACATACGGACTTAAAAAATGGCAAGCAGTTGAAGCTAAAATGCGTCAAGCTGGACAATACGGACGTGCAAGCCTACTTGGTGAAGCTAAAGAAGTGCAATTCAATGAAGTTATGCACAAAGAAGGTGCTTACTACGGCATTGAAGTTATCGCAGATGGTTCTAACTATGGAACTTATTACATTTCAGAAAAAATTTGGGGATAAGGAGAAAAATCATGGTTACAGAAGAAAAATTAATGGAAGCACTCGTTGACTTGTACGAGTCAGAATTTAAAGATGAACAAACATTTGAAGAATTCGCTGATATGCTAGATTTTTGGATTGATAAAGATGGTAGTATCTTGATTGAAGGCCGTGGCATGAAGCCCGTTGAAGGAGTGAAAGAAGTCGGACACGTAGATAACGGGGTGGTATATGCGTATTAATACATCACAAGTTGAAATGGTCTTAATGAACAAGGCCATTTCCGCTTATCGTTTATCAAAAGAAATCGGTATTCAAGAAAGTTCTATCTCATTGTTAAGAAATGGTAAGAAAGACTTTAACAAATTAAGTCTTGAAGTCGCTATGAGAGTTCAAAAATGGATAGATGAAGGCAATTATCGTTTTAGTTACGATTATAGCGAATTGATCGAGGAACTAGAAGCAGATATAGACGAAGGCTTGACAGACGAATATATTTATATCGTTCGTGGTGATTATATCGAAATGCTAGACAAATGCCCTATCATTGATTACTACTATACTGCTAAAGAAATCATGGACGGTGACTTTGCCGAAAAAGTCTTGACAAGTTCGGCACTTGCTGAAATGAAAGCAGATAATGAAATATTTTAAAAAGGGGCAAATAAGGGGCAAAAATGTCGTAAACTTATGTAAAACGATGTAAAAACAATTATTTTAAAGCTGAAAATGTATCGATTTTATAAGATATAGGAATTTGATGTAAATATATGTAATGGTATTTTTAAAAGCAGACGAATTATGAAGAGAGCACATAAGATAAGCGGATTTTAAACTTCTATATGTGCTTACGGGTATGAATTTGATAAAGAAGGGTGTACTCATGCTTTGAATTCTGGGGATATGAAAATAGTTGTAAAAACTCTTAATTCTTGGTACAATAGAACTAAATAAGTAGGGTAGTAGTTTACGAGTGAAAACATGGTATAGCACCTTTGAAAGAAGATGGATTTAGTGAGGGTACACTGAGTTTAGTAGTATCTAGCTATTGAAGCTTGTGCTATTATCAAGACGACGGTTGAAATCCGTCCACCTATAATAATTAGCCTCAACTTAATGTTGGGGCTTTTGTCTTAATTCAGTCTTCTTTTCTACAATCAAAGTAGTCTTTATAATATTTCTAGAGGATTTATACGTTGCGAATAATATAATTCCATTATAAAACCACGAATCGTATGATTCGTGGTTTTTTTCTTATAAACTTGTAGAGTGTTTTGGTTGTACTTTTTGCTCTGGGTCAATGTAGTTAATGGCATTGTTAACTGCAGTAGGTGCTTCACCTAGACCTGTCGCAATCAAGTCAATCTTACCTTCGTAGTAGCAGCAGTCACCAATAGCGTAAATTCCAGGCTGGCTAGATTCTTGCTTACTATTGACGATAATTTTATGACGATTCAGTTCTAATCCCCAATTTTTAAGATTACCGACAGAAGATTTAAATCCATAGTTGACAAAGAGGTGATCCAGTTCAATGGTTTCAGTCTCATCGGATTTGACTTTTGTGATTTCAAGCTTATTGAGAATTTGTCCATCACCCATAAGTTGACTTGGCACAAATGGTGTTTTGATGCTAACAGATGATTCTTGAAGGGCTTGGACACTATGTTCGAGGGCACGGAAGTTATCTCGACGGTGAACAAGTGTAGTTGGAGCAATCTTTTCAAAAGCTAAGGCCCAGTCCACAGCAGAGTCTCCTCCACCGAGGATGGTTACTCTCTGTCCAGCATATTGCTGAATGTTAGAAACGTGGTAATGGATGTTTTTATAACCTTCGACACCTTCTAGTTCAAGTGGACGCGGTTTAAAGGCACCTCCACCCATAGCGATGATGACAGCTTTGCTAGTATGAGTTCCTTTAGTGGTTGTAATCTTAAAAACACCATCTTCTTTGTCAATTTCAAGAACAGTTTCATTGAGATGGGCTGGTGTATCAAACCCTTGTAATTGTTCTAACAAGCGATTTGTTAATTCTTCACCAGTGAGATTAGGGAAACCTGGGACATCAAGAATTTGTTTTTCAGGATAAAGAATGGCAGGTTGGCCACCTAATTGTGGAAGAGAGTCAATGATTTGTACTTTAGCTTGACGTAAATTTGCATAAAAGGCTGCGAAAAGACCAACTGGGCCACCCCCTACGATGGTGATATCATATAGTTCAGACATGGTTTCTCCTTGTTTCATTTTTATCATTTTATTCTATCATATTTTCTGCCAAAATATGATAAAAAGCTTAAAGTCCTTGATACAGCTATTTCTTGGACAGTATAGATTGTAATTTGTGGACTTTTTTAGGAACTTTTTAAATTTTCGAGGACTTTTTCAAAAATGGAAACAGTCCTTTTTTTGCTATCTTTTGATAAGTGACTGTATGTGTCCATAGTCATTGAAATTTTAGAATGTCCTAGTCTTGTTTGAATTTCTTTATACCCTACACCAGCATTTAGTAAGATACTAGCATGTGTATGGCGAAAAGCGTGAAAACTTAGACGAGGACAACCAGCGCCTTGTAAATGCTTTTCAAGTCTAAAACGGAGTCCACCAGCTTCCCTATATTCATCAAAAGTATTAGGGAACACTTTTTCAAAAGTCGTGCCTATTTCTCTCCCTAATTGTGCTTGTCGGGTTTTATAAAGGCGGAGCATTAATACCGTTTTATTGTCTAAGTCAATTACTCTTATACTTGATTTAGTCTTAGGACTAGTAACTTCTTTTGTCATGGTTAGAGTTTTAGTAACTTCTAATATACCATTTTGTAAGTCAATATCAGACCATTCTAAGGCTAGACATTCACGGATACGTAAACCAGTTGCTAAAAGAGTCTTATAAAGTACAGTATCATAAAAATTTTTATAAGTATTAGGTAACTGATCCAGATAAGCTAAGAATTTTTTTAAATTCTCATCATCAAGATATTTCAATGTCTTTTCTTCTTTTGGCTTGCAACGTGGAACAATGATATCAGTAGCTGGATTTCTAGAAATTACTTGTAGTGAGACTGCATAAGATAGAATACGCTTATTCAAGGCGTGTAAGTGGCTATATTGCTGATATCCTTTCCCGAGTTGGTTGTAATCTTTAGCACATTGGTTTACTTGGTGCTGGATAATAGCAGGGGTTATTTTATCGAGTTTATATTCTCCAAAAGCTGGTAGTAGGTACTTTTTTATATTGGTTTTCGTTCCTACTTGAGTGCTATGTTTGACGGTGTGGCAGTAATTTTCTAACCAAAGTTCCGTCAATTCTTGATATGTGGTAACTTTAACCACTTTTTTAATGGTAGAACCGTTTTTTTCAAATTCAACTTTGGACTGAATAGCTTTGGACTTCAATTCTTTCTTTGTACGTGCTGAAATAGTGGTTTTAACCTTTTTTCCAGTCACTTGGTCAATACCAAGATAAACACTAGCACGATATACTATTGAACCATCTTTTTTTGTGTATTGTGAAATATTCATAGTTTTCCTTTCCATCAGCAGGCAAGCAATTAGAAAGACTTTGAATAAATACTATGCTACAAGGACACAGAATGCCCTGTATTCAACGTTAATGCCTCGGGGAAAATATTAAGGTAGGAAAAAAAGAGTAATTTAGGAGTGATTAGGAAGTAAGATGTTAAAAAAGAAAAAGCCAACAATAGTAAATAATGTTGACTTTTTCTATAAACCCAATTATGTGAGCCAAGGGCTAACCTTGTTTCTGTATAATGATAATAACATTATTCTTTTAAAAAGTCAACGCACTTTATAAAGATTGAATTAAAAAATTTTTTAATTCTAAATTCAGATTTATCAAACGTAGAAATATTTTGATTATATTTATTAATAATTATGGAAGCCTCATCTGCTCGCCTTTTATGTAGATTATTAGAACATAATTTTTTATGAAGATAAAATAAATTAATTATATCAATAATTTTTGGATAGTGGACTAAGCCTAAATTTATCTTCATATTACTCGCGTAAGATTTTGTTTGAGCATCGGGCTGAGGTATATGATAACTAGGGTCAAATAAATTTATTAAAAACACATTGTTATGAGCACAGGAATTCCTAATATTTTTAATTAGTTTGTGTTGTTTAGTATAGAGAGGGTCTGGATTAAGTTCGTACTTATCTATATATAACTTAGCAAGAGAAGAGAAAGTCCCATAACTCGCAATTTCTAGAAAAACCCAAACAGATAAAGCTGTTCTTTTTTCAAACATATCTTTTTTGTACTTATTAGTACGAAATTCATCGATTACTTTTGTAAATTTTTCAGTATAATTATCTTCAAATTCTTCAATGATAGAGTAACCATCTTCCCTTTCGTCTTCTGTAAGTATTGCCATAAACTTAGTTTTTAAGGAGTGTTCCACATCTAGACACATTAATAAGAGTAATTCTCTTAACCTAACATCTAAAGAAGCACAATTAGTTAAGTCGACGAAATTTAAATTTATATATTTCCCTTTAGAATCTTTAGGGAAGTTTTTTCTGTAGCTTGAAATTTTGTAGTAGTAACTTCGATCTTTAAGATAATCAATAACTTGTTCTTTTGAATAGTTATCAAGTGTTATATTTTTATCGATTAACTTGTTGTGTAAATCGTCAAAAGATGATTTAGGTTTTTCCATTTTGGGCCCTCTGTATTACATATTATTAATAGTGAATTAGATATAAAAGTAGAATAGACGTGTATGGGACTTATATTAGACGATTTTTTCAAAAACCATTGTAGCTTGGATACGATCTCCACCACCAAGACCTTTACTGCCACCATTGGCAGTAGTGATAGTATGTAGGCGATATCCTTTTGCTACTTGTTTATTAATTACATCTTCTAGTTCAGTCAAATTACCTGAACCAGTTCCAAAAAACTTTTCTTTTAAAGTTACTTGAAGAACGACATAGTGTAGTCCGTTAACTCCAGAAGCAGTAGAAAAAGATGCTTCTTGTTTAATATTGTCAAAAATTCCCATGGGGGTTACTCCTTATTGTTGATCATTGAGATAGTTTTATCAGCAAGAGAATTTGTTAAATCTAAAATTCTTTCTTGATCATTTTTCTCTAAAACTTGGTAGTTAAGAAGAAGATTGGCGTAGCTAGTTTGTTTAATATTATCTATTTCAAGTAGATTCTTGATAATCATAGATAGTTGAAATGGCTGAGTTTCTTGATATCTTTTGAATTTATCTTGATCTCCTAAAAAATCTTTTATTATTTCATCAGCCTCTGAAATTCTTTCGATATCTAAATAATCAACAATTCCTTGTTCTTTAAACTTATCAAGTGCTTTTAAAGTTTTTTTAGAAATGTAATCGATATTATCATTGTAACCAAGTAAATAACCCACAGGTACATCAAAATAATCAGCTAGTTGTTGAGCTTTATCAGGTTTGATTTGGCTTTCTTCGTTTTCCCAGCGTTGTAAAGTTCTATATGGTATTTTTATTTCATCTGCTAACTCAATTTGGGTTAGTTTTTTTGATTTACGTAACTCTTTTAATCTATTCATTTATATTACCTCACATTAATTATAGCACTATACGACATAAAATGGCAAGTTTTTTTCAAAAAATAATAAAAACTCTTGACAAACGCCATTATGTGGTGTATTATAATACCGAGGACGCCAGAAAGTGGCGAATTAGAAAGGGGAAAGTACATTGCTAATTACTTCAACACAAGCAAAAGCGATTCGCAGAAAGCAAGCAGACAAAAAATTGACTGCTAAGCAAGCAGGCGAAGAAATCGGAGTTACACAAGTTACTTATCGAAAGATTCGAGATGGTGGCGAAGTAAAACCGAGCATCTACCAAAAAGCCATGCAGTGGCTTGCTGAAGATTATTAGAAATAATAATCAATAATAGATCAAGTTCACCATATAACCTTGCTTGCTACCTATGGCAGTATCAACAGTTTCTAGAGTTTTCCTTCGGACTTCTAGGAAGTCACGTCTCTTTGGTACTGCTTTAGGTGGCAGGCACACTCGAATAAAAGAAAGGAGAAAATATAGAAATTACTACTTTATATTTACAAAATTCTTCACTGGTGTTTTACCAATGGAAATTTGACAACAAAAAAAGTCACTTGCTCAAATTTTGGCAGAGGAGAGCAAGCGACAAATTAGAGAGTATAGATATTTTTTCTATACTCAAATTATAACAAAATTTAGCTATTTTATCAATAATAACTAATAGCAGGCAAGCAATTAGAAAGATTTTGAATATGAGGTGCTGACATGAGCATTCTGAGGCTTTGTTCAGTAACTCAATAGATAATTACTCATGAAATGAAATTAGAAGAGGGCAGAAAAATGACAAAAAACATAAATGAAATGACACAAGCAGAATTTGACAACTTAATTAGTGAAATTAAGGAAAGAGCACCAAAACTTTATCTTATTATTCAAGATTTTGTAAATAAGAAATTATCGTCTGAAGAAGTTGATAGGTTACTTTCAATGAATAGTGAAGATCAATTACATTTTATCAATGGTTACCAAGCTAGAGTATAGAGCAGGGGGCAAGTTATGAATGAATTAGATTTAACCAATACACAGTCAGTTATCTTACTTTTAGTTGTAGGTCTATTATTCCTTTATCTACATCATTTAGAAGAGCATAAACATCCTTACAACAAACAAGCGATAGAAACACCAGGGAGTGAGTTAAATCCTTGCTATGGTCGTTATATTCAACTTGGATCAGTAAGTAAAGGGGATTGAGCATGTTTAGTTTGAGTAAAGAAAGCGAGCACGATTTAACCAATAAAATAAGCACAGTAGTAGAAAACTATCTAGCAGTTCGAGAAAAAACGAAACCACGACTAACTGGTTTAATGTCAGCACAGGAAGCCATGGACGAGTTAGATATAAAATACAAAACCTTGCAGAAGTGGGAAAGTGCAGGACTAAGGCGGTATCAACCACCACTAGAAGATACAAGAAAAGTTTATTACAAAGTTACGGACATTTTGAAGTTTCTGGGGGTGGAAAATGGGTAGATACAATGTACACCCAGCGCAAGTTCGTGGGCATTACCATGATGTCAAAAATTATAAGGAACGTGGTGAGTCAGCAGAGCAGTTGAAAGAGCAAAAACGATTGAAGAAGTTGAGAAAGAAACGTATCAGGGGGTAATGTTATGACGATTTATGAAGCTAAAGGTTTTCAAAATAGCTTGGTCTATCCATTTGATAAGATTGAACCTTTTGAATATATCGCCCGTATAAAACCCCTATTAATTCCAGGGGGGGCAAACATTGAAGTTTTTAAAAGGAATCAAGCCCCGTACTGTTTGAGTGGTAAGGTTATCCCAGAAAAGAATGGAAGTTATAAAAGAAGCAATTCAACCCTAGTTTATCGTGATTTGATTTTCCTTGATTATGACAAGATACTAGAGACGTCCGAGGACTTTATACAAGCAGTTTCTAGCGCCTTGTTTGGTTACTCTTATATCTTATACCCAACTATCAAACATAGCCCAGAAAAGCCCCGTTTTCGCCTTGTAGTGAAGCCTAGTGACTACATGGACGAGATGACCTACAAACAAGTAGTAAAAGAGATTGCTGACAAAATAGGCCTACCTTTTGATCTAGCAAGCTTGACATGGTCACAACTCCAAGGCCTACCAGTTACATGTGGCAGGGTGGAAGATTACCAAAAAATCGTAGAATATGGTCAAGATTATCCAGTATCACAGATAATAGGGGAACCAGTCAAACAGAATGCTACAAGCCTTCCATACACTCCAATGGCAAGTGGTCAGAAATCTATGACCATGAGGATTATTGACACGTTATTCAATGGCTTTGGAGACGAGGGTGGGCGTAACGTTGCACTTACACGATTTGTAGGACTGCTCTTTAATAAATGGGTTGATTGTGACCTAGAGACAGCCTATGAGCTTACTAAGATAGCAAATAATGTCACAGATAATCCATTACCGATTGCTGAATTAGATAAGACTTTTTGTAGTATTGCACGTACTGAATTTAAGAAAAGAGGTGAAAAGTTATAGAAATCGAAGAATTGAAGAGCCTTGAAAGTGAAATCCTAGAGGCAAGAGAGCAAGAACAACCCCCAAAGACCATGAACGAGTTGAAAAATCGTATCTATCAATTAGGTGAAGAGTGGCGCAGAGAGAATACAGAGTTGAAAGTGAAGGGGGAAAGTGTTAAGGAAGTAGTACCTCTTCCAAGCACTTACACAGTGGCCAAAATTTTGAATGAAGTGGTCACCTTTACTTTTATCAGTAAGAATAATATTCCAGATTATAGCTTGCTCTATATCTATGATCTTGACGAGGGAATTTACACTCCCAGCAATGACCTTTTTAACTTGTTTTGTAAGACCTTTGACGTGAGAATAAAACCCCGTGAATGGTCACAAATTAAACTAATGATCAGAACGATGGTAAAAATCCAAAAACCTCTTGAAAGTGCTAATCTTATCCCAGTTGAGAATGGCATCATTAACTTAGAGACCAAGGAACTGTTACCTTTCAGCCCCAAGTATGTAATCACAAGTAAAATCAGCACGGCCTATCTTACACCAAAGAGAAATCCTACTGACAGAGAGGGAAAAACTTTTGATGATTGGTTAAATTCAATAGCTTGTGGAGATAGTGAGATAGTCACTTTATTTTGGCAGATTATTCTTGAAGCTATCAATCCTAACTATACCAGAAATAAGTTTGCTATCTTCTATGGAGATGGTAATAATGGTAAAGGGACTTTCCAGCGCTTCCTTATAAATTTGATAGGAGAAAGCAACATATCAGCTTTAAAACCTGCACAGTTTGGAGAAAAGCATAACTTAGAGACTTTGGTAGGTAAGGTATGCAATATTGGAGATGAAGCTCCTAACGAATACTTAAAAAATCCGTCTGATTTAATGAGTATCACAAGTGGCGATACCGTCCTAGTTAATCCAAAAGGACGTCCAGCCTTTGAAGCAACTTTTAAACTCTTTAATATCTTTTCAGGTAACTATATCCCTAGTGGTGGCAACAAAACAAAAGGCTGGTATCGTAGAATTATGATCGTACCTTTTAATGCAGATTTTAACGGGGATAAGGAAAAACCATGGATAAAAAATGAGTTTTTAGCAGATAAAGAAGTCTTAGAGTATGCATTATATAAAGCTATCAATCAAGAACCGTTTACTCAATTTATCGAACCTAAAGCAGTCAAGAATATTTTAGAAGAATATCAGGAAGATAATGACTACTTACTTTCATGGATCAAACATGAGTACATGGAAAAAGGGTGGCATGAATTAGACGTAGTACCAATTTACATTCTTACAAGGTCACTAAAACATTATGCTGAAGATATGGGAATATCTAAGCCCAATGTTTATGGTGCAGGGAAAGACACAGTGAGACACCTGCAACAATTAACACCTAATCGTTACACTATAAAAAAGAAACGTGTTAATCCGTCTGACTTTGAAAAATTGGACGTGTGGGATAGTGATAGATTGAAATTGAAATCACCCCAACACTCTATCACTAAGAAAAATTAGTGTGACGTTCTTTGACGCTTGAAAGTCTTGATAATACTGCATTTTTTAAAAAATGTGTGACATTGTGTGACATTGTTAAAAAAGAAGGTCACATACCCTAAAGCGTTGATAGTATTGGCTTTATAAAGATACCCGTGACGTTGTGACATTCTTTTAAACTCTTATAAATAGAAAAGAAGTAATTTCTAAAAATAAGAACGGTATAACAAAAGAAGGTCACATGGTCACAAGAATGTGAAACTCTTAGAACCACAAGGGGTTCAAGGTGTGACGTTCTTTGTCACAAGAAGGTCACAAAATGACCTAATCAATAATCTGAAGGATAAACAACATGAAAATTAAATTATTTCACTATCGAAGATGGCAGAAACCATTGGAGGATTTTGAGAAAGAAGTCGATGACTTCATGGCAACAGTTGAAGTGGTAGATGTGAAGTATTCATCATCTAGCTTTGGAGATAGTAGCAGTATGGATATAATTGATGGAGTATTGGTGATTTATAAATGAAAGGATAGAGATTATGAAAAATACTGATTTTAAAGCATTCTTAGAAGATAACTTTATTATTTTCAATAAAAATGATACAATAGATATGAAGAAGTTACCACAGTTTGGTAGTGTAACATTCACAGTCCAAGATGGAAAAATAATCCAGATTGAAACTACAATTAAAGAAAGATAGCTGACTAGACAACTAGAGGCGTAACATTAAGTGAATTACTTTGTGTTGCGCCTTTTTTGTATTTAAAACGAGGTGAACAATGAGTATTAGAGATCCAGTGATTTAAGTTTTAGAGAAAATCAAACATGAGTAATTAGAAAGAAAAGAGGAATAAAAACATGGAAACATTACGAACTATCGAAACAAAAATTAATAAATTAATCGAACAAAACCAAAAGGATATTATACAAGCCGAAGCAGAATTGGCTAAGAGTTTTCAAGCGATCGAAAAAGCGAATGCAGAAATTTTAACAGCACAGAAAGAAATCAATTCTGAAAAGTACACGAAAGCTAAGACAGATCTATGGACTGCTGAACATTCTAAAGAGTTTTATGAAGAGCGTTTACGAATGCTAACCAAAGAACCCTTGATGGAGTACGCAGAGTTTCATGAAATGGTAAATAATCTTGAAAGACTTGCTGATGAGGAACAGCGTACATACTTCGAACCATTGGCACGTCAGATTGAAGAAACATTAAAAATCGGTGATGAAGCATATCAAAAGGCGCAGAAAGCTGACGCCTTGATGAAGAAACTGGATAAAGATATTTCCAAAGGTGTAGAACGTTATCGTAGAAGCCCAGATGGAGGATTGTATAGTCACTTCATGAATGGTTTAAGATATCAACCCCGATACGCAGTTTATCATGAAGAAGACGGGCTAAAAGAATTGATTAAGCGTTATAAAAAAACTGCAGATATTTAATGATCTTGAATAGAAAGATATTGGTAACAGCAATGGAAAATAAATTTGAATTGGGTAGTTATTGGAATAAACTACAACAAGGTGCAGAGATTGAACGTCAAAAGCGTGCTGAAGAAGCTACTAAGCAGTGGCAGGAAGAACATGATAGGCTTATGGAACATCAAGCAGAAATGGACGATTGGTCACAAAGGCTTGACGATGCTTTCAGAGAGAAGAGGGAGCAAGCTAAGGGTGAAGAGATGAAGCGACTAGTTGAAGAAAATCGCCAAGAATTGGACTCTAAACTTAGTAAGAAACATTTATTATACAGTGAAGAAGAACAGAAAAAACGGAACGAACAAAGCGAAATGTTAAGTGAATTATTTAAATAATCCTTACTCTCATGGATTGGAATTTTAGAAAGGGGGGCTCACCCCCTACCCCTATGGGCGAATGTGCTTCACACCGTCACTGTACATTTTTTCTTGCGTGAGAGAAAAGAAATTGAGGTTGAAATGACAATACAGGTATGTATCAGATGTCAAAAAGAAAAAGAGTTAAATTCTGACAATTATTACAGACGGAACAGCAGAAAACAAAGCTTTGAGAAAGTCTGTAAAGAATGTCGCAGTATCTCCGATAAAGAAAGATACCAGAAAAGCAAAAGCAAGATTTTAGCACAAAAGAAAGAATACTACGAGCGCAAGAAGGAAGTGATTAAGGAACGTCAAAGAAATTACTACCATTCAAACGTGGATAGTTGAAAAAGCCAGTTTTATACTGGCTCTTTGTGTACGATAATATAGGAGTGAACGTTTTATGACTAAAGAGGAAATAGTTGAAAGACTGAAGAATTTAAAAAAGATAGACAAAGCTATTATAATTCTACAAAGAAAACTGAAGGAATTGGATAATAACTACAACCATGCTTCGATTAATTTTGAACAAAAGGTATCTTCCAGCAAAGTAAACACTACTGAAAAAAAGTTAATCAATACCTTAAAGAAGAAAGATGATATTATAGATCAAATTGTAACCTTGACCGAGGAAAAATTTGCAACAACTGATTTAATAAATAAATTAGAAGAATCTGAGGAATGGTTAGCTTTAAGAATGCTTTACTTACATGGTTATGCAGTGGCAGAAGTGTGCAAAGAAATGAAAGTATCTAAAGCGACAATATATAGAGCAAGAGATAGAGCAATCGAACACTTGGAAGCTGAGGTAAACAATTCTTACGACAGGTTAGGATTTGAATGAGTGCGCACCTGCTGATATGACTAATAAAGAGTGGTATAGCAAGTTGGTAGATAATAATAGAGAGTTTATTAAACGTAAAATATTTGAAAAGATTATTAAAAATAGTATAATAGATTTGGAAATAGAAGACAAAGAAGTGAGGAACTGATTATTATGACAAAAAGCAGAAAAGAAATTAAAAAACTATCTGAAATCGCTGATTATGGGGCGTGGGTTTTGATTTTTCTAGTTGTATTAACTGGAACATTAGCATATAACTACGACGCGATAGGCGAAAGATGGGCAAAAGTTTTAGAAATAGTCGGGTCACCGTTTATGTTAGGTATGGGTTTTTTTGTTTTTGGTGAAGGTGTGAAGAGGCTAAACGAATATAAAAAAGAGCTTGCAAAAGAGGAGGAAAAATAAAATGAATAATACACAGCAACCAGATGAAAAACTAATTACAAAAGCGTCACTTTTTTGTAGTATATTGTTATTTGTTTTAGGGGTACTATTGTACTTTCTACCTAGTATTAATGATGAAGGTTTAACTAGTTTAGTAGAAAATTTAGCAACTCCTTTTGCTCTTGCGCTTATATTTTTTATAATTGAAGATGTAAAGAAAAAAAAGAAGAATGACACCGCGCAAGAAAATAATATATCAGAAGATAATACAGAGGGGGAATAATTATTGAAAAGAAGGCTAAGAAGTTACATGACTACTTTAATTTCAAACTTTTTAAAAATAAGTCGTTATTGAAACTTGATGGTCTAGTCGGTTTAGCAAACGGGGATAGACCTGACCTTTTAAAATATAATCTCGGGAAAATTAACAAGTATTTAAACGAAACAGGCAAAGAGTTCAAGAAATTAACTGAACTTGAGTTAAAACAATTTAAAATTTAAGCACCTAGGAAAATCTAGGTGCTTTTTCATTTCCTTTTACGAATAATAAAGTGGGAGGAAGAAAATGAACATTTTAAATATTGAACTTACGAGTATTGAAGAAACTAAACTAGGTTTTGAACATTGGGTAAACGTGACTTATAGTGTACCAATACTTAAAAATGAATACAGAGTTAAGTTATTGCTCTTATTAGATTTTAAGCTGGAAGATAAAGAGTTACTGGATCACTTAATATCAACTTGGAAGTATCGGGATCTGGTGCTACATTCAGTGGATATGCACAAATTGGAAAAAACATAGACAACTACAGTAATTTTGGTAAAATATTATTATAAGATATCTTTTTGATGTGGAGCTTATATGAGTAAAGTAGATTTTAAAGAGTTAGAGGATATAGAAAAGATATTAGAATCCTCTTGGGAATTTAAATCGTTTGATGAAGAAACTACTGTAAAAATTGAACAGAAATTGTTTAACCGTCCTCATTTAAATTGTATAAATGTTATAAATGATTTTTATGTTGTAGAAAGTTTACACCGTATTGGTGAAAAAGTAGATGAAAAAACTTTAGAATCTTTGAAACAGTTATCAAATGAATTTTTTACTTTGTTGTCGATGAAAAAATTTTATCTTAACGAATTGAGGAAATTTAAAAATCATATAAAAAATCTTGATTATAACATAGATTCTGAAAAAGTTTTGTTAAAAATTAACAAATTAGAGAATATAGAACATCTAGAGGGAGCGTTAGACTATCTACTGAGTAATAGTAATAAAAATAATTTTATGCCTTTTGAAAGGTTTTGCATTTTAAATTATATTTACAAGATTGTTTTTATAGATGAGGGACATTCTGATTTTTCAATTGGTAGAGAAATATTGAACTCAAACTTTATTTATGATTTCTGTATTACACAGAACTTATATAATCTAGTAAGAAATATTGTTGGTGTAATTAACGATTCGATAATAGAATTACAAATGCTTTTTATCCAAGCAGATTATAAAAAAGAGTATACAGAAAAAGATATAAAGCTAGAAATATTTGGTAAAGAGTTCAAAAGAGTAGTAGACAAATATAATATAAGCCGATACTATAAAAAGAAAAATAACTGTTATGCTTCAGTGAAATTAAAACAGATAAAATATATTACTGTAAACGGCATAGAGCCGAAAACAATAAAAAAAGAATCTAGTTTATCTAAATTTATTGAATGTTTGAAAGAGTTATTTGGTGAAAAAAATGTAGAATATGTAAAAATATCAGACAACACACAATATCATAGGCCAATTGGTAAGCCTATATCATATCGCCAATATAGAGACTCAGGTGAAAACTGTAATAGAATGTTTACATGTTGTGAACGAAAACTATTATCAAAGATTGATAGTGAAATGAAAGAGATCACTACCAAGAAAGTGATAATACTTCCAGTAACAAAATATCCATGCAAATTGTGTCAAAGAACTCTAGTTTCTGTAAATAATGATAAAGAATTTATACATAAAATCAAAATTAAATGCCCCCGAAGAACTAATAAAGGACTAAAGAGATTTTATATTACTAAAATGGATGAATGTGCAAAAAGAATTTTCGATAAATTTGATAACCAAAAAAATAACTAGAATAGATTCATGTTTAAGGTAAGTGAAAATATATTAAAAAAGCACGTCTGACCGTGCTAGTTTCTTGCCTGCTGAACTCATAAATGATATGCCCTTTTTAAGGGGCTTTTTTTGTGGACTTTTTTAGGAACTTTAAATGATTTGTAATAACCCCTAAAGACTTATACTATTTTCAAAAAACCAATGAACTAGCTATTTCAGAGGGATAAAGTAATAAAACGTTATTCTAGGTATATTTTCTGCCAATTTAAAATGAGGTAGGGGGGAGAAAATTTCCATTAAAAATGGTATAATGAAGAGAAGCTTTTTTGGAGAGGGGACACAGGATGAATTTTCAGCAATTATCTAATCTTCAATACTGGTCTAGTTTGTTTTCCAGTCCTTGGAGTATTGCGATAAATGTGATTGATATTCTAATCGTTGCTTATATCTTATATCAATTTACAAAATCAATTGCAGGAACCAAGATTATGATTCTGGTTCGAGGCGTTTTAGTTTTTATCTTAGCTCAGATTGCGGCTAATTTTTTGGGCTTGACGACTATTTCCTGGTTGATTAACCAATTGATTACCTATGGAGTTATCGCAGCGGTTGTTATCTTTTCTCCAGAAATTCGGACAGGTTTGGAACGATTAGGTCGAGCTACGGACTTCTTTTCAAATACTCCTATGAGTTCAGAAGAGAAGATGGTTCAGGCTTTTGTAAAATCGGTTGAGTATATGAGCCCACGGAAAATTGGAGCTTTGGTAGCTGTTCAACGTGTGAGAACCTTGCAGGAGTACATCGTTACAGGAATTCCTTTGGATGCTAAGATTTCTGCTGAGTTATTAATTAACATCTTTATCCCTAATACGCCTCTCCATGACGGTGCAGTTATTATCAGTGGAGATCGGATTGCAGTAACTTCTGCCTATTTACCACTAACAGAAAACACAGGTATTTCCAAAGAGTTCGGAACTCGTCACCGTGCAGCCATTGGTTTATCAGAAGTTTCAGATGCCCTTACTTTTGTTGTATCAGAAGAAACTGGAGGTATATCCATCACCTACAATGGTGTCTTCAAACATGATCTAAGTTTGGAAGAATTCGAGGAAGAACTACGTCGTATTCTGATCCCTAAGGATTCACAAGAACCAAGCTTAAAAGAACGTTTATTAGGAGGGTGGAATAATGAAAAGAAATAGTCTTTATATCATCACCTCACTCCTCTTCGCATGTGTCCTGTTTATCTATGCAACATCAATCAATTATCAAAACAATACCAACGCAAGACAAACTAAAACTGAAACCTATACCAATACAGTAGTCAATGTACCGATTGATATTCAGTATGATAGTGAGCAGTATTTTATCAGTGGTTTTAGCTCAGAAGTGACAGTGTTTCTAACGGGTTCAAATCGGGTGGCCTTGGCTAGTGAGATGCAGGAAAGCACTCGTAAATTTAAAGTGACTGCTGATTTGACGCAGGCTACAGAAGGAACGATTGAAGTTCCCTTAACCATTGAAAATCTTCCAAGTGGTTTGACAGCTGTAGCAACACCACAAAAAATCACAGTCAAGATTGGTAAGAAAGTTACTCGAGATAATGTACCTGTTGTACCTCAAATTGATTCTAGTCAAATTGATGAGAAGATTATAATCGAACGTGTTACTGTTTCTGATGAAAAAGTTTCAGTAACTAGTGATGCGGATACACTATCTAAGATTGATCGGATTGTTGCAGTTTTACCAACGAGTGAACAGATTACAGGAAACTACTCTGGAACAGTTCCCTTGCAAGCTGTTGATAAAAATGGATCTGTCTTACCAACAGTGATCACACCTTTTGAAACGACTATGAAAGTTTCAACTAAAACTGTCAGAACAACAAGTAGCACAACTACAACAAGTAATACTTCGTCTACTGAAAACTCTTCAACGACAGCAGCAGAGACGAAGTCAGAATCTTAAATTAAAAATATACTAGAAAAGGAATATTAAAATGGGTAAATATTTTGGAACGGACGGAGTCCGTGGAGAAGCAAATGTAGAATTAACGCCAGAATTGGCCTTTAAATTGGGTCGCTTTGGAGGTTATGTCCTCAGTCAACATGCGACAGAAGCACCTAAGGTTTTCGTAGGACGTGATACACGTATTTCAGGTCAAATGTTAGAATCAGCTCTCATTGCTGGTCTTCTTTCAGTTGGAATTCACGTTTATAAGCTTGGAGTTCTTGCAACACCAGCAGTAGCTTACTTGGTGAAAACTGAGGGAGCAAGTGCAGGTGTCATGATTTCAGCTAGCCACAACCCAGCCCTTGATAACGGAATTAAATTCTTTGGTGGTGACGGCTTTAAACTTGACGATGACAAGGAAGCAGAAATCGAAGCCTTGCTTGAAGCCAGTGAAGATACTCTTCCACGTCCAAGTGCTGAAGGTCTAGGTACTGTAGTTGATTATCCAGAAAGTTTGCGCAAGTATGAAGCTTATCTTGTTTCAACTGGAACAGCTCTTGAAGGAATGAAGGTAGCCTTGGATACTGCAAACGGTGCTGCTTCAACAAGTGCTCGACAAATTTTTGCAGACTTGGGTGCTCGATTAACGGTTATTGGAGAAACTCCAGATGGATTGAACATCAACTTGAACGTTGGTTCAACTCATCCAGAAGCCTTGCAAGAACTTGTAAAAGAAAGTCAATCTGCCATTGGTTTAGCCTTTGATGGGGACAGCGATC